TGTGTACAGTAATAAAGCTTTTTATATATGTATAGAAAAATTTCTAGTGACTTTTTTATGCACATAAAACTTATTAGTCTTTTATTGGTGTCACCAAAAATAGTAATATAAATGCAATAACTAATAATATTAATACTTTAAGTAATTATTATTTTATGCATAAAAAAACCCCCCATAAATAAATATGAGGGGTAGTTTGGGAGAACTTTTTATTAATTAAGTATTAGATGAAAAGTAGTTTTTTCTGTATGCATTTGCACATTCATCTATCATTTCATTAACTCTATTTTCTGTTCTTTCATTTGCAATATACTTATTTGCATTTGATAACCAACAATGAACACAAATATATTTATCATCTTCAATAACAAATAAATATCTCTCTTGTTGTTTACCACAAGCAGAACAAGAACAAATATCTTGTGAACTTGGAACATGAATACTCATTTTAATACTGCCTTTCAGTAGTCTTAACAATAAAGTTTTCGTTATCGTCTAATTGATACTCTTTTAACTTTAATTGTTTATTAGATGAACCATAACAAGTAATACCTTGATGTTCTAATAATTCAGTTAATGCATCAATTTGCATCTTTACTGCTCGAACTTGTTGAGCAATTAGATTTAAATCTTTATATTCATAAGCAACCATATTATCCATATAATCCTTATTTACTTTAATTAATTTTTGCATTTTTTAACCCTTTCAAAGTTATTAAAGTTTAATATTAGTTGTTTAAATCAACCAATGAATAAACATTAGAATTAATCTTTTTCTGTGTCAAATGTTTATTTTCATTTAAAAATATATTTCTATATTTACCAGTGGTTGTTGAATAATCCCAGTAATTAATATCTAAATAAACTTTTCCCTCATTATCTCTCATAGCAATTAAACTCTCGTATGATTGAAAATAATGAGCATCTGGAGTGACAATTAGAAATTGATTAGGTCTATTGTTTATATTGTGTACTTTTATATGTTTTATCATTTTATTTCCTTTCAAGGTTTTATTTTGTTATAGGTGACATAATACATAAAAAAAAGGGGATGTAAATACACCCCCCAGTTTTTAAAATATTGCTAGTAAAATGGCTATTAAAACAATTATCCAAACTAGCTTAAAAGCACTAGTAATCCAATCGTGTATCATGCGACAAGTGCTAAATTATTCCAATTATCAGTTGACAATAATTGTCTGACTTTATTTTGTCTATGCAGTTGTACAGTATGCTTTGACTTTGTCTCACCTAATGTCTGATCTTTACCATTGACATCAACATACTTTGCATCAGTATGCGTTGACCAATATGTAAGAGCATTATAAGCTGACCACATATTTGCACCACAATCTTGACTTTCTTTTTGGAATACTTGCACCATAAAATCCAATAGCTTTTGATTGACTTTATATTTGCTATCAGCAATTAACTGCGACCCTTTACCCCTTTCAACTCGACATAATGTCACTGCTAGGAAATCAGCAAATCTCTTATCAGTGATAGGAGTATTTTTCCAATGTATCATTTGATCTTGATTAGAGTGCCAAGAAGACAAACTAGTATTAGCATTATTGAGTAATGCATCGACATTTAAATTCTGTGTATGCAAATGCTTTTGTTGATAAGATTTTTCACCACCAAATACTTGAGTGTTTTGACATAGCGATCTATAAGCCCCACTAAATACTTGGAAAGCCCAAGACATATCGACAGAATTAAAAACATCTAAGCGACATTTAACTAAGTCATTTTGACCTACATCCATTTTAAGATCATTGAAATGAATTGTGCGACTAGCACGTCTTCCATTCTCATATACTCGATCAATGACTTCAACATTGTCCAAAGGTAAATCTGAGTTATCCTGCAAATACTTTCCCTGCTTTTCAAATAATTCAGAATGATTAACAAGTTTGTAAGTATCAGAGATAGGGCGACAGTTTAAAACGTCACCAGTATGCGTTGAAATAAGCCCTCGATACTTTTCAAGTTTTTGCATTGTTCCCATGCCAACCCCAAAAGGTTTATCCACAAATAATGGTACTGGTTCGACAGTTCCAACATCCTCGAATAGTCTAATATTGCGTACATCATCATGTACAAATTCAGTACCATTGGGCAACTGTTTATAACCACAATCGTCTAATGATACATTCCATTTTGGTGGAACATTAGTCTTGAATGTTTCAATATTATTTTCACCTTCAAGATTGTTTTGAATGTTCGCATCTATTAGTTCTTCAATATCAATTTGATCAGTCATCATTTTTCCTTTCTATTAATGCTTTGGATACAATGCTTTCAATATCAACATTAGTATCAATTAAAATATCTAATTCATTTCCACCAATAAAATCTAATTGGCAATCGTCTAAAGTTTCACGAATTAATTTTGAAACTTCAACTTTTAGATTATTTTCTAAATTTTCTAATTCAACTGTAGTGCCAATTATATCCAACACCTTATGACTATATACGTTCATAATTATTTATTCCTTTCTATAGTTAATTGTGAAACTGCATGATCTACTTGATCACCAATCTTATCTTCAAGTGTAGTCGTATCCATATAATCCAACATATCCATTTGGGCTAGTTCATCTTGAACTAAACCATATATATCTAGTTCATGTGACCAATCCATATTTTCGATATGCTTTTTTACTGCATCTTCAACTACTGCTTTTAATTGATCGTTTATCTGAGTGATCAGCTCATCTGATACTATTTTAACCATTTTAATCCTTTCATTTTAATGGCGATCGTATGGGGCAAACATTAAATTGTAGGAGACAATCCAAGAGCAACCCCATACGATCTATTTAAACAACTTTGCTCTTGTGCTATCTTAAATATCACAACTGCACCATAGGTCAACTATTATTTTCCAAATATTTCATAAAAGAAATTTCAAAATCTTCCAATCTTCTTGCGTATTCAAAATTTTCTTCATCATATAAATCAAAAATAATTTCTTGAAGTTCAGTCAAAAGAGGATCTGTAGCTCTGTGACTATCAGTGTTTGGGCTGACATTATTTAGCTTTGGGCTGACATTATTTTGAAAATTAATACTGGCGACTGCCCACTGTCGTTTGTTCCATCTTTGCATCATTTACGAATCTCCCCTATGATATTATCCTTGTTGTAGAACCGACCCAATGATAGTTCTTTTTTAGTATCGTACACCTTGCCATTCCATCTTTGTGCAATATCCTTTGCATCAGATAAATGGGTTGCTCGACCTATGCACTCACCATCTGCAATAACTGCATACAGTTCTTTGCGTTTACGTAGATACTTCTCTTGTGCAATCCTCATTCGTTCACTTGTATATGGATCATTCATAATATTTCCTTTCATAAAAATAGGACTACAGATTACTCCATAGTCCTATTAAGTCAATCCCTAAAAAGCGAAAGGATAAAAAAATTCTTTTTAGAGATTATATTTTGACCAATACTCATTCCAATTATCAGTCAAAATCTCGTGTGACCATTCTTGCCAATCGTCTCTCCAATCGATCAAATGGGAATGGGCTGACATTTTTTTAAAATACTCTTCAATATGTTCACAATCATTGACATTATCGAGAGATAAATCAACATACTTATCTTCCATATCCATACACATACTTTTAACTCTTCCCATTGACATTTTCCTTTTCATAACATTCAACAAATACTTCAATGCTCGATCTAATAAGATCAGCTACACTTATATGTTCTAAACTATTCCTAGTTTCTTGTAAAGATATTTTTGACAATTTTTCAAACATTTCTATAGGCATAGTTAAATTATAAGTTTTTGTCGTTGACATTAATTTTTTAGGTCTACCCATTTGGCATACTCCTCAAGATATGTGCAATGACATCTACTGTGAAACCATTACCAAGCATCTTGTACCTTTGTGACTTGGATATTTCTTTTATGTCATAGTCATCATCAGATGGATATCTTGACTCATCAAAATCACCAAACATGGTATAGTCATCAGCTAGTGTCTGTAGACGTTCACACTCTCGTGGTGTCAATGCTCTCCAATACTTATCAGTAACTACAAGATTGTCCTTTTGTACAGTTGTTAACGAACCACTTTTGCCATCACCTTTCAATTCAATACGTTGCTCAGTTTTGATGTTAGGGTTGTAGTCATCACGCTTTCCTGTTTTAGGATTGATCTTACGACCAACCATCTGTCCACACACAACCTTTGGTTCTCTGTGTCCACCTTGCATAGTTGTTAGAGTAGGTGATTTACCTTCTCGTGCATACACTCGTTTGATCACATCATATCCTTTTATATCTGCGATACCAACTTGTATACATCTGTGATCGTCAAATACTAACTGTCGTCTATTCTTTACGAAGTATGATTTCAAGTTACCACCTTTCCAATAGTTTGCATCTATACAGAAAGACTTATCTCGATCAACTGCACCATCTTCAACTATGTCTTGTAGATAGATGCCTTTGTCTTTAGGTAAATCGCAATTCCAATTAAACCAATACAAACGATCACGCTTTTGTCCACTGACAAGACTAGATGGTATCATCATTGGGGCTACACCCAATGCCATAGTAATCATATTCTCATACTCTTTTTTCATCTTGACATTTTCTAACAAAAAGTATTTAGGCTTGATTTCTTTTAAATGATCTAACCATGTGAAGAATAGGTTTGATCGTTTACCCTCGACCAAACCCTTACCTTTACCACTAAATGATACGTCTTGACAAGGCGATCCACCGATCATCAGATCAATGTCCTTTATACTATTAGGATTAATTTTAGTTATATCCCCAATAAATTTTGTATTAGGATAATTATACCTTGTTACTGCATTGCACCACTTATCAGTTTCACTTGCTAAGTATGTGGTTACTTTTTTATCTGCTCGATCAAGAGCAACATTAGCACCACTGTATCCATTGAAAGCACTATACACTCGCATGATCATCTCCATTAAGAATTGCTAACTTGATTTCTTTTAGACGATCTACTGCATCTTCAAATGTATCGAAGTCATACGATACAGTTCTCATATCTACAACATCGTCAGATACTTCATACTGCACCATACCATCTTCAGACATACCCTTAATGATACACCACTTGTTTTTCAAAGCGTTCTTATTTCCTTTCTTGGCACTCATATATTTTCCTTTCTTCTTGTAAATTTTTTAAATAAGAATTTAGTTTTGTATAGGTAGAGAAAAAAGAATACCTATCATTATCTGCATGATCATTCAACCATCTCATAAAATCAGATTTGCCAATTATTTGAAATGATACTTCTGATTGATGATCGTACACATGAAAATGATTATTGAGATACGGCATTATGTTTCTCCTCTAATTTCATTGCATACATTCTAGATAAACGATCATATGTTTGTTGACCACTCGTAGACATACGATCATAATCCCATCCTAAATCTTGTAAGTCTTTAATTGTATATTCAACAAGCAAACGAAAGGCTTTATTTTCTTCAAGAATTTTATCTATATATATTTTACTATATGTTGATCTATTCTTACTAACCATTATGCACTCTCCTTTTTCTTATCTATATACAGACGAATACATTTAGACTTACTCAATGGTTGACCATCATCATATGTTTTCCAACTTTCCCCTCTTTCTAATTTAGACTTATCTAAGTATTGACCACGCACACGCATATTATATGTATCTTTATTTAGATAGAACCTCATTGTCTTTACAAGCGATTGTCCATTATCATCATTAGGAATATTAGAAAATACATACCTATGCCCTTTATTTTTTAAATGAGGATTAAAGTATGAATCACACATACTTTTATTAAGTTTCATTACTCTTTTAAGTTCTTTTCTTAATCTAGATACTTCTTCTTCTAATTTAAATACAGATTTAGAATTAGCATTTTTCTTTAGTTTGCTATTCTCATTCAAATAATGCTCGATTGTACGATCCTGTCGTTCACACTTATCGAACAACAATTCATATACATCCCTACGGACATAACCACCGACTAACTTTTTAAACTTTTTAAGATTGGTTGGTTTGTAATCATCTTCCCATATGTGTTCACATATGCCTAATTCTTCTAATCGATCACAAAGTTTTTTAAATGCATACCAAACGTGTTGATGATGCATATCGTTGATATTTACATAGTCTTGTTTTGTATTGCTATAATATTGAGTCATAGACTCTCCTTTCTGTTTACTATAGGTTGCCCCTTAGGGGTTATTTTTATATAACTACACCCAAAAAAAACGCTTGTCAATGGCAATTAACAATGTTAATACTTTTTTTATGAAATCACCTAATTGGCTAAAGAATTACGTTCAAACGTTAGACATTCCTCAAAACGGAAGATACAGATCAGATTGTCCTGTGTGCAATCGTAAAAATACTTTTAGTGTTAATGAAAATAATTTTCAAAGAATGTGGAACTGTTTTCATGTTGACTGCCATGTTTCAGGCATTGCTGACATTTCTTTCGACAAAAACGTTAAGGCTGACAATGTCTTTAAAAATAAAACAATTGACAATATTTCTGTTGACATAAATTTTGACATTCCTCATACCTTTGTAAGTCTTTCGAGGAATCTAGTTGCAGAGCATTATGTTAAAAGAGTAGGAGCATATAATGCTTATCTCAAAGGTTTAGTTGACATTAGATTTGACATAAAGAAGAACCGTGTGGTATATCTTTTGACTGACAATAACAAAGTCATCGATGCTTGTGGAAGAGCATTGGGCGACATAAAACCGAAGTGGTATAGATATGGACATAGCAAACATCCTTTTATTTGTGGAGACTCAAGGAGTCATGGATTCATTGTTGAAGATTGTGCTAGTGCCTGTGCTGTCAGCGATATTGTCTCTGGTATAGCGTTGATGGGAACAAGCCTTCTCGATGAACACATAGACGTAATAAAAAATTTTAAAAAGGTGTATGTTGCTCTTGACAAAGATGCGACAAAGAAATCGATTGACATTGTTAGGAGATTAGTATCTTATGTTGATACGAAGTTAGTTGTTTTAAAACAAGATTTAAAGGATATGAGAAGAGAGGATAGAAATGAGTTTATACGATCCAAAGTTGGTTGACAAACAGGTATTAGGTTTTTGTTTATCTAATTCCTTTTTTGCAGAAGTAAAAAATATGTTGGACAGAACGATGTTCGACAGAGAAATGAAAGACATATATGATGCTATATGTTTTTCCCATACAAAATACGGTAAGGATATAACCATTAATGAATTAGGGATACTATTTGACGATAGAAACCCATCTTTACCTGATAGCACTAAAAAAAGAGTACACGAAATAATTAGCGAACTAGATGTAGGTACGGCTGACAATTTTGAATTACATAAAGATATAATACAAAACTTTTGGCTAAGAGATAAAGCAAGACAGATTGGTGAAAAAGCTTTAGAAATATTTACAGGAGAAAGTGAAGAGTTTGGTGAGTTACGTAAGCTGATAGATCATGTAGAGGATGGTCGTATATCAGACAAAACTACTTATACTAAGGTTGACAAAGATTTTGAAGAGTTGCTGCAGGAAGAAGAGAAAGATAGTGACTTTCCTTTTGACTATGCCCCTATTCGTGAAAATCTATCTGGTATGAATAGGGGCAACTTAGGTATTATATTTGCTAGACCAGAGGTAGGTAAGACAACTTTTTGTTGTTTTTTATGTGCATCGTACATAAGACAAAAATTAAAAGTTGTGTATTGGGCAAACGAAGAACCAGCAGATAAAATAAAATTAAGGATCATACAATCTTATTTTGGTTTAAAAAAAGAAGAGATGATAAACCATAAGAAAGATTTGATGCAGAGATATATAAAAGAGATTGAACCTTACTTAACAATTATGGATTCTGTTGGAACTTCTATAGAAGAACTTGATGAGTATTCTAAACTGAATAGACCTGACGTTATGTTCTGTGATCAACTAGATAAATTTAGAATATCAGGATTGTACAATAGAGGTGACGAAAGATTAAAAGAAACTTATGTCACTGCTAGGGAAATAGCTAAAAGAAATAAGCTATTGTTATGGGCAGTAAGCCAAGCAAGTTATGATGCACATGACAGACAATTTATAGACTATTCTATGTTAGACAATTCTAGAACAGGAAAAGCAGGTGAAGCTGATGTCATTGTTGGCATAGGTAAGACAGGATCAAGTGAAATAGAAAATGATGTTAGACATATTTGTATTTCCAAAAATAAAATAAATGGTTATCATGGCATGATCAATGTACAGATAGATATACATAGAGGGATTTATTGCACATGAAAAAAGTTTTAACGTTGGATGTAGAAACAACACATATGGAGAAAAAAAATGGTGGATATACTCCTTTACCTTACTTCGGTAATCGTCTTGTTAGTGTGGGCTATAAGTATATGGATAGCCCTACCAATTACTTATGTTTTTATCACGCTGATCGTGAACCAGATCAGAAGGGTAACGAAATATTACAGGATGCCTTAAATAATGCGAAAGTTCTTGTTGGTCACAATATTAAGTTTGACATTTGTTGGCTCAGAGAATGTGGTTTTGTCTATGATGGCAACCTGTACGACACTATGGTTGCTGAGTATATTCTTGCACGATCTAGGAGATGGGGATTGAGTCTCGATGCTTTGTCTGAGAAGTACGATGTTACAAGAAAACGAAAAGATTTAACACAAGATTACCTAAAGAACGGAAAAACTTTTTATGATATACCCTATGAAATAGTTGAAGAGTATGGTATAGCTGATGTAAAAGCAACAGAAGAAGTTGCTATAAAACAACTTATTGCCTTTGGCACAACTTTTGAGGAACTGTATGATACCAACGTTAAAGCTCTCGCTTGAAATGACAAATGTTTTATCTAGGATAGAACAGAACGGAATAAAAGTTAATTTAAATACTCTGGCCGCAATACGACAGGAGTATGAAACAGAATTGTTAGAGTTGGACACCAAGTTGCAGAGGATGGCACAAAATGCTATGGGTGACACACCTGTAAATTTAGCATCACCAGACGATAGAAGTATTCTTTTATATTCTAGAAAAGTAAAGGACAAAAGTATTTGGTCTATTGTTTTTAATTTAGGTCACGAAGTTAGGGGTGCAACAAGCAGACCAAAATTTAAAACTAAAATGAAACGAGAAGAGTTTATAAGAAATGTTCGCAGTATGACAGATGTTGTCTATAAGACAGTTGGATCTCACTGTGAGTCTTGCAATGGACAAGGTAGAGTATCGTTTATACTGAAGAGTGGCAAAAAAAGTAAAGCCATGAGGATATGCAAGTTATGCAAAGGCAAAGGTATTTTGTATGAGAAAACTAAAGAAGTTGCAGGATTTAAGTTAGTACCTAGAAGCCCTGTTGACATAGCATCTGCAGGATTTAAAACAGATAAAGTTACATTGTCTAATCGTTTAGGAGAATTAGACGGAGATGCATACGAGTTCATAAAAGCATACACACGATACAACGCTTTGAAAACTTACATAAATACTTTTGTTGAGGGCATGGAAAACAATGTAGATTCAAATGGCTACATACATCCAGAGTTTATGCAATGTGTAACTGCTACAGGTAGACTATCTTCAAGAAACCCTAACTTTCAAAATATGCCTAGAGGTAATACATTTGCTATAAGAAAAGTTGTAGAGAGCAGATTTGATGGTGGTTATATATTAGAAGGTGATTATTCACAGTTAGAATTTAGAGTTGCTGGATTTTTAGCTAAAGATAAAGCAGTGTACAGAGATGTTAAGGAAGGTACAGACGTACACTCGTTCACTGCATCTATTATTGGTTGCGATAGGCAGACTGCAAAAGCACATACTTTCAAACCTTTATATGGTGGAGTTAGTGGAACGTCTGAACAACAAAAATATTATAGAACATTTAAATCAAAGTATTCTAATGTTACATCATGGCAAGAAGACTTACAAAAACAGGCAGTTGAAAATAAATTTATTAAGTTGCCATCAGGTAGAGAGTATGCTTTTCCTGACGCTCAATGGACACGTTGGGGTACTGCTACAAATGCAACTGCTATTTGTAATTATCCTGTTCAAGGATTTGCTACTGCTGATTTGTTACCTATGGCTTTAGTTTTGTTAGATTACAATATACGAGGACATAATTTAAAGTCTGTCATTTGTAACACAGTGCATGATTCTATTGTTATCGATGTTCATCCAGACGAATATAAGGATTGCATAACATTATTAAAATTTTCTATGCAGCATATTAAAAGTGAAGCTAAACGTAGGTATGACATAGAATATGACATGCCTGTTGACATTGAATTAAAAATAGGTAAAAATTGGCTTGACTTAAATTTGGTTGAGATATAGTATAAATTATCAATTTCATAAAGGAGAAATTTAATGAATGGAATATTAACTATAAATAACGAAATGGAAAACCTAGTAGATGCCTTTGGTCAAGATGACGAAGCGACCCTGATGAAGTTGTCAGGGCAAACGTCTGAAAGTGTAAATACAGGTTTACCTCGTCTTAATATAAATTATGACACTGAAACTGAAGATGGTGTCACTCTACCTAGAGGTCAGTGGAGAATGTATTATGATGGGCAGAACATATTTGCACCAGAGGTACAAATAAGACCCATACTTCGTACTTATGAATGGAGTGTTTGGGATCAAGAGTCTGGAACATTTTCTGCTAAGTCTGTGCAGAAGCCTAGCATATCAGGTGATTTTCCTGATAACACAGGTGGTAATAAATGTGGTAGACTATCTAAAGAGGAAGAGGAGAAACTTGCACAAGATGATCCTATTCTTCTTAATTCAAGAGCCGTTGCCTGTAATCAAGTTATATACGGTACAATAACAGGTGAGTTTAAAGCTGCAGATGGTACGAAGGTAACTGTTGCCGACCATCCTTTTGTATCGTATTTTAAAAAATCTGGTTTTAGACCAATAAGAGAGTTTATTGATGGTCTAACTAAGCAGAAGAAGATTATGCAGAAATGCAGGGTTAATCTGAAAACTGCAAGAAAAAAGAATGGGGGTGTCACTTATTGGATTCCTGTTCCTACTCTACATGATACAGTAGAGATTACTGACTCAGACAAAGAGTTAATGTCTATGTTTGCTCAGTCTGTAAAATCCCATAATGAAAACATTATGGCACAATACCGTGAAAATTCTAAGTTGGTTGAATCACAGGATGACTCTGATTTAGCATCCGATTTCAATGCTAACGCAGCTTAAAATACAGGATTTTCTATCTAGGGCTACTAAGGGGGAAGTAACACTCCCTCTTAGTTCCATCAACAATTTTGGGGAATCTTGTAAAGATGCCCTATCTAAACAATTCGTTTCAGAACCTAGAAAATTTAGAATTAGAATGTCTCAATTGGGCAAACCTATTTGCCAACAGTTGTTGGAAAAACAAGGTTACGAAGAAGACAAAGATTACAATGCTATATTTAGATTTCTATACGGAGATATAACCGAAAGCATAATAATGTTTATCCTCGAAGAAGCAGGGATAAAGGTTGTAAAAAGTCAAGAAGAAGTATCTTTAACAATTGGAGATATGGTTGTCAAAGGCACACTTGATGTTATTATAGAAGATGAATTAGGCGATAAAAAAGTTTGGGATATAAAATCAGCAAGTGAATGGGCTTTTACATATAAGTATACAGGCATAGGGGGATATGACAGGATAAAAGAGGATGATCCTTTTGGTTACATAATGCAAGGACATCTGTATGCAGAAGCTAAGAACATGCCATTTGGTGGTTGGATAGTAGTAAACAAATCGAGTGGTGAAATAGCAGTTGTAGAAGCACCAGAGTGGCAAGAGCAAGATAGAAAAGATTGTTTAAAAAAGGCCGCAGAAAACATAAAAATATTAACAGATCCTAAAACAAAATTTAAAGTTCCATTTAAAGATGAATGGGAAACATATAAAGTTAATGGTGAATTAATAAAAACAGGAAATAAGATTGTGCCAAAGCCATGTTCTATGTGTGGCTTTAAGTATCACTGTTGGTCAAAAGCAGTTTTACATCCAAAAATTACATCCAAAGCTAAAAATCCACCTCAAGTTTGGTATTCAAAACTTAATAAAAAAGAAATATAATGCCATTACTGAATACTAAATTGTACGATAGTGGTCTTATTGAAATGAATGAAGATCTTATGTGTGTTTTTGTTGAAGCACATAATCGAGCAGGTGGTGGTAGAGATACTGTATATTTAAGGCAACACGACAGGGGTGTGCCGTTAACTATGAGAAATGATTTTTCTGATAGTGGATATTTAGATTATTCTACACAAGTTAGAGATCTTAAAATATTACGTGAAGATTTTGATTATTTAAGTTCTTTATTAAGAAGAGGTAATTTAATTTTACTTCCATTATATCCTTTACTAGAAGAACATATTATGTTAGAAAAAAAATCTCCTGTTGTTACAGAATATATACAGGAAAGAATAGATACTCTATTTACAATTTTTCCCATAACTCCAATAGCGAGATTACATTGAAAGTACAAGATAGATACGCAGGGTACAGATCCTTATTTGAATTAAATGTAGCTAAAAATTTAATTGAAAATAAAATAAAATTTGAATATGAAACTCAAAAAATAAACTACATACCTAAAACAAAAGTATATACACCTGATTTTTATTTCCCTCTTACAAATATATACGTAGAAGCAAAAGGATATTTTGATATGGATGATAGAGTGAAAATGCTTTTGGTTAAAAAGCAACATCCAGATCTTGATATTAGATTTGTTTTTTTAAAACCTTATAATAAAATTAGATCAAACAGTAAAACAACTTACGTTGATTGGTGCAACAAATATAATTTTAAATGGGCTGATAAAGTTATACCTATGGAGTGGTTTAAAAATGTCTAAAAAACAATACCCTTTACTTGAACATGGCAAATACTATATTATTTTATCTCCTGTTGAAAAAAACGACTCTGAGTTTACTTTAGCTGCATATGATACAACAGGCATGAGTATAGATAATATAGATGAACTTCCTGCAGTGGCTATTGTGCATGAAGGTATAGCTGCCATAGTCGATAGCGATATAGGTCTTTTATATCAAAAAGGTTTGGCCGCATTGGAACGAAAAAGAAAAATAAAATTTGAAGACAACGTTATAAACGTAAATTTTGGAGATAAAAAATGAAAAAAGATATGGTCAATCAGCCCCCACATTATAATCAAGATAAAATAGAATGTATTGATGCTATTGAATCAGCAACAAATAGTGGTTTTGAATATTATTTACAAGGAGTTATAATTAAATATCTTTGGAGATATAGATACAAAGGTAAGCCTGTAGAAGATTTACGCAAAGCTGAATGGTACTTGCAAAAATTAATAGAAATAAAAATGGAACAAGAATTAAAAGAAAGTGATGGAGCATGAAAAGTTTACCAACACCATATCAAGACTTTATACATAAATCTCGTTATGCTCGCTGGAATGAAACAGATAAAAGACGAGAAGATTGGAATGAAACAGTTGATAGGTATTTAGATTATATTACAGAGCATGTAAAAAAAGAACATAATTTTGATATAGAAAGTCATAATGTAGGCTTGTATCCTGCACTAAGACAACACATATTAGATTTAAAAGTAATGCCTTCTATGCGAGCAATGATGACTGCAGGAGAAGCATTGGACAGAGATAATATCTGTGGATATAATTGTAGTTATATTCCTGTTGATCATCCTAGAGCGTTTGATGAGTGTATGTACATACTCATGTGTGGCACAGGTGTTGGATTTTCTGTAGAACGAGAGAATGTAGATAAGCTACCAATAGTTGCTGAAAACTTTCATCGCAGTGATACAGTCATTACAGTTGCAGACAGTCGTATGGGATGGGCAAAGTCCTACAAAGAGTTAGTTGCATTACTATACTCTGGGCAAATTCCCACATGGGATGTGTCATCTGTTAGACCTGCAGGAGCAAAGTTAAAGGTTATGGGTGGCAGGGCATCAGGACCAGAACCTCTTGTAGAACTATTTGATTTTACAATAAATACTTTTAAAAAAGCTAGTGGCCGCAAACTATATCCAATAGAGTGTCACGATATTATGTGTAAGGTTGGACAAGTTGTTGTGGTTGGTGGTGTTAGACGATCAGCATTAATTAGTCTATCTAATTTAGGTGATGACCAAATGCGACATGCCAAATCTGGAACATGGTGGGAAACACAAGGTCAACGTGCTTTGGCAAACAACAGTGTATCTTACAAGTTCAAACCAGAGATGGGTACGTACATGCGTGAGTGGGTATCTCTATATGAATCAAAGTCTGGTGAGCGTGGTATGTTTAATCGTGAAGCATCAGACAAACAAGTTGCACGAAATGGTCGTAGAGAAACAGGACACGCTTGGGGTACAAATCCTTGTTCTGAAATAATACTTAGACCATATCAGTTTTGTAACTTATCAGAAGTAATAGTTCGTAGTGATGATACACTACAGGATCTAAAACAAAAAGTTCGTATGGCTACCATACTAGGAACATTTCAATCAACATTAACTAACTTTAAATATTTGAGGAAAATATGGAAACAAAACACAGAGGAAGAAAGATTATTAGGAGTATCATTAACTGGTATAATGGATCATCCAGTTTTATCAAAAACTATAGATTCTACAAGATGGCTAAAAGAAATGAAAGACCACGCAGTCCTTATAAATCAAGAGTATGCAAAACTACTGGGTATCCCTCAGAGTGCAGCGATAACTTGTGTAAAACCCTCAGGTACTGTGTCGCAGCTGACTAACTCAGCCAGTGGTATACATGCAAGACATAGTGAATATTACATAAGGACAGTAAGAGCAGATAACAATGATCCTCTTACAAAACTTATGAAAGATGAAGGAGTAGTACACGAACCTGATGTAATGAAACCAGATTATACTACTGTTTTTTCATTTCCTACAATGTCACCAAAAGGTGCTACCTTACGAAAAGACCTATCAGCAATAGAGCAATTAGAACTATGGAAAGTATATGCACAGAATTGGTGTGAACATAAGCCATCTATAACTGTAACAGTAAAAGAAGATGAATGGATGGATGTAGGTGCATGGGTGTATAAGAACTTTGATATTATATCAGGTATATCTTTTTTACCTTATGATGATCATACATATCAACAAGCACCCTACCAAGACTGTACGAAAACAGAATATTCTAAAATGTTAAAAGGATCACCTATGAAAATTAATTTTAGTAGGTTGTCAGAATATGAAAAAGAAGATACAACTACCGGGAGTAAGGAATTAGCTTGCACTGCTGATAGTTGTGAGGTAGTAGACATATGATAGAAGTAGACATATCAGTTGAACAATTGGATAAGGCTAGAAAGCAAAGTACCAAAATGGGAACTTTGCCTAACTCTATTACAAATGGTGGTGGTAATCTAGCAGGATTTATTGGAGAGATTGTTGTAGCAGATTTACTTGATGCTGAAATAAAAAACACATATGATTATGATATTGTAGATAAGCATGGAAGTAAAATAGATGTTAAAACAAAAAGATGCAATACTAAACCTAAAGACTATTACGAATGTAGCATTGCTTCACACGGAACAAAACAAAAATGTAATGAATATATATTTGTTAGGGTAATGAATAACCTCACAAAAGCGTGGGTGTTAGGAAGGATAAGTAAAAACGATTATTTTAAAAACTCAACTTATCACAACAAGGGAGACATAGATCCTGATAACGGATTTAAGTTTAAGTCAAGTTGTTATAATTTGCCAATAAACAAATTAGGTAATTTAAATGAAGAAACAAACGAGTGCTGAATTATTTTCTTTTAAAATGACGCTATTACCAAATGGAAATATAGATTTGTCTATGCAAAATGTAAACCCGGAGGAGTTTCAAAAAGTCATGGAGCATGGCTTACCTAGCTATGACGGTTCACATTCTATAGGATGTATGATAAGATATTTTAAAAAGGCTTGCGGCGAAATTATGGAAAAATCGCAAAATTACATTTAATTTCCGGGGTATAAACATACACGGAGGGTGCGTTTCACCCCTCTGAGGGGCTTTAAAACGAGACGTTTTTTTACAACTGTAGTCGAAAATGGAGTAAATATGAAAGATGTACTACTTAATGGAATAAAGGCTCATTTAATAGGTGAGATCAATAAACACATAGCAAATATAGAAATAACGCTTAATAGTTCTAAGCGTGTTCAAGATTTAGATAGAGAATTATTGTTACTATCTGAAGCAGATTCTAAACTTCAAGCTTTAGGAAGATATATCATAAAGCCTGAAGAAGAATCTAATCAGAATAAAACTACTAAGAAGTAGTGTTATTCATAGCTCCCATCATTGGCATGGGGGCTTTCATTTTTTTAGGCTTTGCAGACATCTCTGTCATGCCGCCATGACCCATAGATTTTTTCATACTGCCACCATACATCATGGGTTTTCTTTTAGCCGCTCCACCATACATCATGGATTTTCTTTGACCGTTATTGTATACTTTCATTTAAGTCTCCTTGTTATTTTAAATTAGCGTCTTGCACTGCGTAAGGTATATTATACTTTTGAGGTTCTGCTTTCGCAAACTCTTTAGCTAAAGGCAATGCGTTCTTTTTTATATCCGATACAGATGGATATATAGTAAATTCTCTTCCAAATTGATCTTCATATGTTTGAGGATCTGGCTTACCAAATATTATGTCGTTAGCAATTAAGGCTTGTACAGCCATATTAAACACCTGTGTTTCTCTTCGAGGTTCTAACATAACTCCTGATTCAACCATATCTAAAAATATTCTTCCTACCTCTGGACTACCCAACAGTAGTTTTAAAGTGCTAAAATTTCTTATTCTCATCTGTTGGAGCAGTGCTTCTGTACCCACATATTGATAGCCAACAACTTGTCTTCTTAACGCATAAAATCTACTAATCCAACTTTCAGGAGAAAAAGGTCTAGGCACTCCTCTTAAATCTAATTCAGCACCCCTAGCTTTATTGTTTTCTAAAAACTGCACCACTCTTTTGTAATAGTTTAATCTTCTCTCAGCACCTGAAGCATCATTTCCTACTCTTAATACTTCTAAAAACATTTCTTCTCTTTGAGGATTATTAAATCCAATAATTTCTTTTAGTTTTTCTATATCAAATTCTAACTCTGGAAGCAGTTGATCAGGGTTTTTTGGATTTACATCGTATCTGCCTGTGGCTTTCATAGTATTTCTATCTATGTAATCTATAACTAAATTGTAAACTATTTGATCTACTTGTGTATCTGTGTACTTATTACCTAATCGTAATTTATCTTTAAAAGCTTTTACTCCTCCCATTCCACTATCTAAAAGAACTTTTCCTGCATCATCAGATATTTGATCTGTTTTTGAAAACATTTTAAGAATCTCTATACCTTCTAACATACCTTTTTTAACTACTTCAGCATTATTTTCTACTTCTCTAAACGCTGCGTTATAGGCTGCATTAAAATCTTTATCTGCTCTAATTCTAATTTCTTCAGGAATAGTGTTGCTGTTCCAACCTATGGTTTGATCTTGAATTTTACCAACATCTACTAAACGTATAGGGTTACCGTTTTGGTCTACTTTGCCTGTTGAAAATATTTCTTCTAAGTTTCTTAACTTCTGGTTAAATTCAAAAACATCCCCCTTTTTATACGCATCGGTTTGTACAAATTTAGCAAAGTGTTCTGCTATCATTGCTTCAACTACATCTTGAACAGCATTAGCCATGTCTGTTCCTTCTATTAATTCATATCGATTCGTAGTTGGATTATATGTTCCCACCATTTGTAAAAAACTTTGCCATTCTATTTTGTCATCTTCTAAAGTTTCATCCGTCATTTTAGATATGTTAAACCAGTTGTGACTATGTGCTTTGCTATTTGCAGGAACATTCTTTTGCACACCAATTGGATTAGCGGCATTTGTAACTACTTCTGGACTACGTTCAGTCCAAGCAAATTTTTGTGAATTTAAAGGATTGTCATAAAATATTAATCTATGTTGTTGCCACTCTCTATTAGCTGTTTCTCTGATTTGTGTAACAGGAACATTTACTATTTCTCCGTTTTCATTTTTAACTCTCATAGATAATTTTTCAATAAAAACTTTATTTCCGTTTACATCTTTAACATAAAATTGAGTTTGTAATTGATCTAACTGTCCTATTATAAGATCAAACTCTTCTACCTTACTAAAGTTACCTGCTTTGTACGCTTTGTTTTTTTGATTTTTTAAAGTGTTTGTAAATTGATTTAAAGTTTGGTAGCTCATAGGTATTATTTCAGTTGCATTTCCACCTTTTAATTGTGCAAGTTTTCTTAATCCTGCTATTATTTTAACATCGTCACTAATGCCTTGCATTTTAAATATAGCATTATATTCTTTTTCAGGAAGTGCTGCCTGTAAACTTTTTTTAGTTCCGTTTTTAATGTCTCTTACTGATACTTTAACTTCAGGAGTAGACGCTGCTAATGCTTGATTTTCAAAAAATATATCACCATAAGTTTTAAAAATTTGATTTATTCTACTTTTTTCTCCTACACTCAATGTTTCATTGTTCATTGCTTTTAATAGATCTAAACTTGTGCCATCAGGAAACGCTTCTTTTTGACCCATAGCAAACAGAGCATCTAATACAATGCCGCCATCGACTCTAGGAACTCCTGATATAACTTTTCCGTTTTTATCTACAAACTCTCCTCGATCTAGTTTTTTAAATAAATAACCTGCAGTTGCTTTGTTAACACTGGCCGCAACTTCTGCTATGGCATTTAACATGTGATGAGGTTTTGTCATAGATTCTGGTCTAACAGGTAAAGTTCCACCTATTGCTCCTTTTTCTGTTATAGGAGTTACGTTTGCTTCTATTGATAAATTAGTTTGACTACCATTTGGTAAAGTAGTTTTTACTTCTTTTTTAGAACTTAAAAGTTTTTTAGTGCTGTTTAATGCTAATTGATTAGTTGTAAAATTTGTTTGTATTTCTTTTACTTTTGCTGATATTGCTTGTAAAGGAACTTTTTGAGCATCTATTTCTATTGTTTTTAAAACATCGTACATTCCAATTTTAGGCACTATATCTAATTCAATCAGTCTATCTATGGCTTGTGCTAATTGTGTTTCTACCGTGGAGTTCATACGTGCAACGTTTTGACCTAAATCTTCATATATTTGACTTCTAAGAGCATCTTTCATTAATTCTGTTAAAAGAGCCATATCGTCTTTAGTTTGAAGTATTTGATTTTCATAATATTTTATACTGTCATCTACTATTGTTTGTAAACTTACTGCTTGATCTGTAGCAGGATCTATTACTGGTTTCATATCTCCTATGTTTGCAGAAATATTTTTAAGTTCTGTTAATAATTGATCTTGTTGAGTCAAAGCTTCTTCTAAATTTGCTATCTGTCCACTTTTTATTTGACTAACATTTATGTCTAATCTTGTTTGTTCGGAGATAATTTGATATGTTCCTAAACCTAATATTCTATCAAATGCCCCTACAACAATCTCTGGGTCGCCCCCTTCTGCTAGTAAAGCATCTTGAATTTCTCTGTACATGCCACCTCTAGCAAGTATTCCTTTCGCAAATTCAGCGTCATAACTGTTTATAGTTTTAGCTATCCATTCGGCAGCAGTAGAAGGTTTTACAATTTTACCTAATGTTCTAGGAAATTGTGACCACCCTTTTTCTTTTATGTACCTTGTAACAGCAAAAGCAGATCCTTTAGATATTTCAGCTAATATACCTGAGATCATACCTAATCCTTCTCCCATGCCGGGGTTACTACTAAGTATATTTTGAGATATTTCACCACCTGCTACACCTCCTAAAAGAACAAAAGTATCTGAAACGTTTGAATCTCTTACATATTTAGGTGTTGCACTTTTTATAATAGAAGTTTCTAATTTCTTTTGAGCAAAATTAAGATCGCTTTCTAAATCTTCTAGTATTTTCTTTTCCTTTTCTCCTACAAACTTACCACTTTTGTGTATATTTTCCATTCTATTTTTTTGGCTTTCGATTCTTTTTTCTATTCCCTTAATAAGATTTTGAGATTGTATAACTTCTGCTCTAAGATTAGCAGGAAGTGCCGCATCTTCTATTTGAAATCCATCTCTTAATTTTCCAGTTAACTTACTTTTATCAAGAGTCGATAATAGAGGTATAGTCTGTGCATAGCTAGAAAGTAATCCATTATTAGCGTATTGTATTTTTAATTCTACGTATTCTTTTATAGCTTCTCCCTGTGGCATATCCTTAGGTATTGCACCGTTTGCTCTAGCTGATTTATACCACTCGTTAAATTCTGCTACTTCTCTTTTACCTTTTAAAAATCTACTAGCTGTAACAACTTTACTTGGAAGCACAGCTTCTGTGTACACTCCTGCCACTCTTCCCCCAAGATTAAAATAGTATCTAGATAAATACTCAGCAGTAGCTAAATCAATATTAATACCCCCTTGAGCTAATTCATTTTGTAGTTTACTAGGCATGTCTAAAACTATTCTATCTATAAGTCGTGATCTTCCCTTAGACGTTGCTATACTATTATCTTTATCTACAACATCAGCAAATAAATTATATATCTCGCCTACTCCCATAAAACTTAATTGTAAAGGAAATCTCGCTACATCTCTTGCAACTCCTTGTAAGTTTTGAAGATCACCAAAGCCATGAAAAGATTGTCTGTACTTTATGATACCTAAACGAGTTCTAGGGTCTGTTACACCTTGTTCTATAAGTTTAGCATTTAACACCGCAGCAAACAAAGGTTTTCTTACTTCGTCTTTGTCTCCTGTGCCACCTAATATCTGTCTCATAAATTTTGGAAAATGATTAGGAACACCAGAATATAAAGCTATACTAGCATCTTTTCCTAAACTTTTTAAGAGGTCGCTCCCTTCAACTCCCGGTATATTTATGCCTATTATTTGTGAAAGAGCTTTATCACTAAACGATATTTCATTTGCTAAAGCATTATCCCACGGTATAGTGAAGGTGTAATTTTGATTTAGATCTTTGTCTTTTACGCTTAGAGCAACAATTCCTAATTTATCTATTTTATTTATTCTTTGTTCTAGTGTATCATTTTCACTAAAAATAGCAGACGGAACAGTTCCACCTACTAAGTTTTTATCAAATCCTGCTGTAGCGTTCATTATTTGGTACACAGCATTTTCATTGTTTAAATCCATAGTTTCTCTTACAGATATGTATGGGGTAATTAAACTTGGATCTGTTATAACTTTTCTAGATTCTTTTTGTTCTAAAAATTTACCAAATAAAGGTAAATTCATAGGTTCAAAAGTTTCTTCTGCACCTCCTGTTAAATTCTTTTTTTCTACTCTAAAATTATTCCAAAAATCATCAAACTTATTGCCTGTTTCCTTTGCTTTTTTAGGAGCAAAATATTGTATTAAAGTGTCACTAAGAGAAGGTCCTTTTTCTACTGCAGGAGTAGGAACTTCAGGAAAAGCAGGAGGTGAAATTTTACCGTCATCTGTTTCGGTAAACACTTGTCCTTTAAGGGCTGTTGTTATATCTGCATCTACTTTAAACTTATCTCTATCTTCATAAGTTAAAAAGTTTAAATCTTCTGGTTTGTTTAAAGTTCCCATGTATTGACCTAACCTGTTGCCGTTGTCATGCTGTTCATAATGTCGTTAAATTGATTTTGATACTTTTTAATTAAATCATCGTCACTTAAATTGTCATCTTGTGGACTATAAATGCCATCTGCTTGTAAATTTCTTTTAAGTATATTTATAATTTTAGATTTATTTTCAGGTAGCACATTGTCTAAAGTTTTAGGCTCTAACGCATTTGAGCCTGTTCTAAGTTCACTGCCCTCTTCTTTTATAGCATGTGCAATCATTTCAGATGTTAATGGTTTTCTGAGTCCAAATCCATAATCCTTTAAAAGTTCTTCTGCACGATAAGCAGCAGCTCCATTTAGACCACCTTCACCTTTAGCTTTTGCAAATGCTTCAATTGTTTTCATCATTTTTAATGCAGCCTGTAGCGAGTATACTTCAGTTTCAGCACTCTTAAATATACCAAAGTTAAACGCTCTTAAAATGTTTTGAACGTCTTGGTCAGAAATTGTTCTACCACCTGTGCCACCTTGAATTGCCGCGGCCATTTGATAAGCTAACATATATTTAAAATATTCTCGTTGTGCTAATCTTTTTGTTTTTTCAGTTGTAGCAGAACTTAGTTTGCGTATAATACCGTTTTTTATCTTTTGATTGTAATCTCTAGCAGCTTCTAATTTTTTTATTTCTGCTTGTGATAGGTTAAGGCTTGGATCATCTAATATAGAAGTAAATTCACCGATAGCTTCATCAAAAGACTTTACCATATCTTGGTTGTTGTCCAAAGATAAAATTGATTTTACACTGTCTGGAACACCTACAATTTGAGATGCTATAGTTAATGCACCCTTAGTGCTTAAATACAAATTAGCTTGCCATGAGTTTAAATTAATAAAATTACCAGACTCATCAAAGTATGTTTGTATCATATCCTGTAGCGTTTGAATAGCCGTTGCGGCAGCGTCTGCTCTTTGGGAGTGATTAGTTTTTACTTTGTCTATTTCGTTAGTTCCTATACCTATATTTCTTAAAACATTACCATCTATTTGACCTACCATTCTCATGTATGCAGTGCTACCATTTAATTGTCTAGGTATAAAAGTCTTTACAAAAGATATAGCTTGAGTGGCATTACCGTTTGCTGCTTCTGCTAACATAGCTCCTATTTCATTTTTCATGTCTTGATTTATGTCATAGTCATCAAGAACGTTTGTCATAGGTTTAGCTAAAAATTTACCAAATAACTCTAGTTGTGATCTACCTGTTCCTGTTTCTATGGTTTTTGATAGGTTATCATACATATCTAGAAAAGGTTGATTGTCAGCAGGAACTGCGTATTTTTTACCGTCTGCTCCTTCTTGTTTTATAATTTTTCCTGTTCTTTCATCCTTTTTATATACTATGTGATTTGCTACTATTTCTGTTCTTTTCTTTATAGCTTCAGGACTTGTTTCGCTTCCCCAAATGCCAGACTTATCATTAGCAAATCTTTTAAATACTTCGTGATAATTATTAGGAAGAAGCACAGGAACTATTGAACTTATAATTTCATCATTTTGTTCTGAAGTTACAACAGCAGTAGAAACTGTACTAACATTAGGGATGTTTACATTTTGGTTTGTGTAAGAAAGCACATTGTCTTCTTCTCTTTCTATTGCCGTACCCATAGCTAAATCATATGCATTAGCAAAACCTTTTACTTTAAAAAACGTAGGCAATTGCTGTTTTAACCAAGCACTTCCTTGTAATTGAAAATTAAAATTAATTTGTTCAGTGCCTTGTGGATTATCTCTATCTGCAGTATAATTTGTAGCTTCAAATACCATTGCGGCCAGCATTTGTTCTCGTAATCGTATACCTTTTTCTGTGTCAGCATTAAGTTCTTTTACAATACTTTCGTTAGTTAATAGATTACTAAATCTTTGTAAATTAACAGAGCTTCCAGCTTTAGAGTCTTTTGTTTGTAATGGAAATTGTATTGGTTGATTAGTGGTTGAGTCTAGAGTTTCAAAAACAATAGGAGAACCAAATTCGCTTTGTTCTTGAACATTGTTAGCATCACTAGCTAAACTATCTAATTCACTAATACTTGCAGATGTAGCAGTATTTAGGTTATCAGTGGAATCACTTTTTAGAGTAAATATATTACCACTTACAGGCATATACTTATCAGGGTTGTCTTTATAGTCTTTAAACAAAATATATTCTGTCTTACCATTAGGTTTACCTTCAACTATTTTTTGAACATCTATATAACTGTTTTCTGATATATTTTCCTTTTGCTCTATTAAAGTTATATTTCCCACGCTTATTGGCTGACCTGTAATATCTACTTTAGTATCTTCTAGTTTCTGTATTTCTTTATCAAAACCTAATTTTTTTAGTTCTGCTTGAGAATCAGCTATCTTTGATTCTCCTTCGTTATTAAATCCTCTAAACAAAGTAGTTGTGATAGCTTCTTTTTTTGTTTCATATTCGCTCAAAGGAGTGGCTGTTGCAGATGCAAAACCTGTTATTATTTTACCTTTTTTAGTAACGTTTTTTGAATATATTAAAACATCTGTGTCACTTGCACCTGCTGCTACTAACCTACCTTTTACTTTTTTAGCATGAACAATTGCTTTATATAAATCATCAAAGACTTTACCACTAACTGTAAATTCTTGTGTAGTTGTAGATTCTGCAGCAGGTGGCTCATACAAAATCTCTCTAGTTCCTGCTACAATTCTAGGTAGGGTTTTACCTTCGTCTTCATATTGAACGTTACCGTCTAACGTTTGAGCATCAAACATATAAACAGCTTCATCAATTTCCTTGTTCTTTATCTTCTCGGCTATATCATTATAACTAACAAAAGCACCTTTATATTGATAAACTTTGTTTTTACCTTTTCTAGCAAGTTGAATTTTTTCCTGATCTGCTAAAACTTCTTCAAGATTAGTTAATGTTGTAGTTACAGTCGATTGATTATTTTTATCTGTTTTTGTTACTTCATTAAATATATGAGGTAAAACACCTTCATTTTCTTTTACTTGAAAATAAGTTATTGCATCATATTTTTTATTAGGAAACTTAGGATTTATAAATATTTGTTTTGTTGTTTCTGTCGGCTCTATTTCTTTTTCAAAAAATCCCGGTATCAATGCATTAAGAACTTTATCACTAGGTAGGTAATCTTGCCCTGATAAACTTCTTTGTCCAACTGTTATAAAAGTTTCAGGATTTACTACATCTTCTTCACTAACAAATCCTTCATTAACATACAGATTGTTTTTTAAACGAGTATCAATTTCTGGTCTAGTAACAAAATCATTCATATGAGGATCGTGATACAATGTCTGATATTGTTTTTTATTTTCATCTGGATAATCAACACTAAAAGGTGCAGCATTGCCCACCTTTACCTGTAAGACTTTAAAACCCTCTTGAGGATAGGTTGTATCTCCTAAATCATAAGACTTAAAACTTTTTTTCCCTGTCTCTTGATCCGTAAATATTCCGTAATGCGTTTCTCTATTTTCTGCTATAGACTTTGCTTCAGCCGCAGCTTGTTCTCGTTTTGATTTTGATCTAACAGAAGCTGCATACATTAACCCTGATAATAGTGTTATACCCATTTTATTCCTCTGCTCTTAAAAAACTATTTTGCTTTAGGTTATCTTCTTTTAATTCACCTTGAACGGCTTCATCTACTTTTAATCTTTGCCTTTCGTTTATTTCTTCATTCATAGCATCAAACATCTTTGGATTTCTTTCTTTTAGAATAGCAAAAAACGATTGGTCATTAAATTGTTCTTGTTCATCTTCTACAAATAACTGAGGTTCAAATCCCTCTCTTTCTGCAGCATCCATTAAATATATAGCTACAGCAGGTTTTATGAGTTCAGCAACATCAGGAGTATATGCCCCTGCTAAAAATCCTTTAAAAGCTATTTGTGCTACAACTTCTTCAACTGTTATACCTGCAAGCAATGCTTTCATAATTTCTTCATGTGCTTGTTTATCTCTAAGTTTATCTATAACAAAATCTACAGCATCATCAGGATTAGAAAATTGTGCAGGATTTTCCCAAGGGTAACCTTGTGGTGCATCTGTTAATGAATGTCCGGGGGGAGCCGCAAGAGCCGTAAGTTTATCCATCTCCATTATGTTGTCTCCGTTTTAGCTTCTGCTTTACTTTTGTAAAGTTTTGGACTAGGTTTAGCCGCTAGGTTAACACCAAAGTTAGGTCTAGGTGAGTTTATTTGTGGTAACCTAGCTGTTGTATACCTGTCTATAAGTTTATTTCTAATTTTAGGATTACCTAATGCATTTTGTACAAATTGATTATTGCCCATAGGAAAGTTAGCAGCGCCATATCTTTTTGATCTTACACCAAACCCTCCACCTACAGGATCTGCGTCTGGTAGATCACTCATCTCTAAAGGTTTTTTCGGTATTACCCCTGTTTTTCCAGTTAAAATATTTGTTATTCCTTTATCTAGAAATCCACCTACTAAGGGTATGCCTTTTACTGTTTGTTGAAAACCTGATGTGTAACTGTCAGCTACCACAGGTAGTACATTTTCTCTAAACAAGCTTCCTCCTAATGATAGGACAGCTCTTTTAAATAGATTCATTTTATTATACCTTTATGTAAAAAAATTATCAATTGTTTTCATAATTAAAAAGTCATCAAACTTTTGGTTATATATAGCCATATTGTTAGAAATTTGAGCCGCTTGCATAGATGCATTATGGGCCCTATCTTTTGCACTTTCAGATATTTGTACATTCCAAGATGCGTAATCTCTATAAGCTTGCCATATATTATTTAAAGCGTTTTGATTTATGTTCAATAGATTTAAAACGTTTTGTCTGTTGGCTTCGTTTTGAGCTGCAGTATTAGCTGTGTTTACATTACGTCTCCACACAGCATTACTTTGATTTATTTGTATTTGATTTGCCGCATTAAATTGATCATTTTGAGTTTGAATTTGGGCAGCAAATTGTCGCATAGCTGTATCTTGAGATATATTATATTGGTCTGCGGCCAAAGCTCTGTTTAATGTAAGAGTTTCAACTTGCACTCCTAACTCATCATAAAACTTCATTAGTTCATTTTGAGTTTTAGTGTTAATCTGTTTTGCTGTATTGTTTGCTTTTTGATCACTTAAAATAGCTGTCATTAATGATTGGTATTTTAAAGTGTTAGTTGCCTGTTCGTTAGTTAAATTTTGTACATCTATAGTTAAAAAAGCTTTTGCATTATTAACATTAGCCATTTGCCTATTATCTAAATTCTTTGTGTCCATTGCGGCAACGGCCGCGGCATTTTGTAAGATAGCTTGGTTTTTAGCAGATTGATTTGCTAGCTGTAAAGTTGCGTATGCTTTTGCATCATTTAAAGCTATGGGTATACCTGCTTCCATTGCGGCCGTAACTTGAGCTGCCGCGGCCATACTAGAACTTCCTAACCCTCTAGCGTTCATTATAGAGTTAACTTTTCTCATTGCTGGAGATAACCACGGTGGGGGTGGTTTACCTTCCTCTATGGTACTAAAAAGTTGTTCTAATTGATACCTTCCTGTAGCTCTAGGATCAAGTTCAGCAGTATCTGCTTTAGCCATAGCTTCAGGAGATAGCTCTCCTTGAGCGGCATCCATAATAGCCCCTTCCGATACTTTTCCTTTTGCCGCATCAAACTCTGCATCTTTTGTTTTTTGAGTCGCAGAAGTGTCAGCATCATAGGTTGCGGCATCTTTAGGTTGTATAGGTGTTTGTGTGTAATCATCAGCATTTAATTGTTTTGCATCGCCTATATCTGGAGCAACTGTTTTTGTTCCCCCTGCTACAGATGGATCGTCAAGTAGTTCGTTGTCATCTACTGTTATATCTTTAGGTTTTATTTTTTCACTGTCTTTTAACGTAGTCTGCTTAGACTTGTCTTCCATTGTAGTCTTAGCGTCTGAAAAAGCATTGTTTGTTGTTGTGTCGTCTTCAGCCATAGTTATTTACCTATTAGTATCTTATCTAGTTTATCTTCTAATCTTTGAAGAGCATCCATTACAGTATGCATATCTTCTTTAACGTCATCACGTTTAGCATACTCTTCTCTTGTTTTATTTAACAATATATCTAATCTTTTCATCTCTGACAGCACACTACGAAACATCCATATAGCAGGTGCTATAATGAGTGTAAGAACTCCATTCCAAAATAGTATAGGGCTTATTTCCATAGTTTATCCTACATTAAAGAGTAATTGTTTCCTGCGTTACTACCAATATTGCTTGTATCAGCGTTACAGTTTGTTCTAAAATGAATAGATATATTATCACCAGCACCACCAGAAGTGCCTGAAGTCATAGATACAGTAACAGTTGTATTTGCTGTTAATACTGGAGTTAGCACATGAGTTGTTCCACTTCCCATAGATTGATTTGATACTCCACCAGAAGAAACACCACTTCCAGTAAAATTTAAAGTAGCACCTGCTCCCCCCGGACCACTAACTACTGCATATAAATAATATTCACCTGCTACATTAACAGTAAAAGGAATTGAAAAAGAACAAGTGTTTCCTGCAACACTCCATCTGTTAACAAAAAGTAACTGAGCTTCATTAGCTACTCCTGCAACACTGGCATAGTTAACATTATATCCAGATCTATACCAATAGTCACTATTTGTTTTTACACCCACCCACTGTCTATCACCGTTGTCTCCACTCTGAGTAATGCCACTAGCATCTACGGTTACTGCCGCATTTGTTACTAATTTTCTACCACCACGAAAATCTGTTAACTTTATAGGATCACCAGATAATTCAGAGCTTGTTGGAACATTAGCGTTAGCATTGGCGGCATTGGTTGTTTGTGTTCCATTATTGTACGCTGTGGGGTTTGGAACAAAAGATCCCCCTTTAACTAACGCTGTTAGATTATTACTGGTTGAACCATAATAATCTCGCACTGTAGTTAAATTTACTGTACCACTACTCGCTAGGGGCATGACACTTACATCCTTGTTTATGTTCGTCTATTTCTTTTTTCAAATCTTTTATTGCTTCTATAAGAACACCAACCATGTTACCATATGCTACAGATTTGTATTCATTATCTACAACAACCTCTGGTAAAACCTTTTCTACCTCTTGTGCTATTACACCTGTGCCTTTTTCAGCTTGCATTGTATAAGTTACACCACGCATCTTCATAACTTTATCTAAAGCATTATCTATTGTTTTAATATCAGACTTTAATCTTTCATCCGAAGTAGCCGCAACTTCTGCACCTTGTATTGTACCTGAAGCTGTGATATTTGTAACAGTGGTAATATTACCAGTAACAGAAAGGCTAGTTCCATCATAAGTTAAATTAGCTTCAGCTTCTAGTGTATCAGCAGTACCACTTCCTGTTATAATTCGGTTGTCATTGTTGTTATTAATGGTTGTTAAAGTAACTGTGCCAAAACTTAAATTACCAGATGCATCCGTTTTTAAAAATTGTCCTGCACTTCCATCACTAGCAGGTAAAGTAAACTCTGTATCACTTGCTGTCTTTTTTAATGTACCTATATTTGTACCAGTTGTATTACCTGTTACATTACCCTCAAGATTAGCAACAAGTGTTCCTGTAGTTCCACTAAATACTTCAGAACTATTTGTTGCCGCAGTTAGAAGAGTAAACTTAGCTTCACTGTCATCATACCCAAAGAAGCCTACTCTAGCTGATCCATCGTTGTATTTAAATTCAATACCTCTATCTTTATTATCATCACTAGCGTTTGCCCCCAAAGTAATAATAGGGTCAGCAATTGTTGTTACAGTGCTATCTACTTGTGTTGTTGTGCCACTGACTGTAAGGTTGCCCCCTATGGTAACATTACGACCAAATGATGCATCTCCTGCTTCAGCCATATTTAATGTTAAAGCAGTTACTTCAGATCCAGCATCATCCCCTTTAAATATTATATTCTTATTGGCTACAAGAGATTTAAGTGTCAAGTTATCGCTATCCATATCAACATGACCAACATTTGTACTGCCATCTTTAAATATAACTTGTTCACCTGCAGCATCAAGAACAATGTCTGCCGCACCATCTAATGTCATATCGCCAGCAGATAAAGCTATTGTTGTACCATCAATGTTAAAATCATCAACATTTATACCTGCATTGACTGTAAGTGTTGAACCAGCAGTGATTGCAGTGCCAAAAGTTATTCCTGTTCCAAATGTAATTTGTGTTGTTTCTGTTCCTGCAACTATATTACTAAATACAACTTCACTGTCTTCAGTTGTGTTACTTACGTCTTTAACTTGTGTTGTTATTTTTGCAATATTTCTAGAAACCCCTGTGTCACTGTCAGCTTTAAATAATATTGAACCACCAAAATCATCATCGGCAGGTGAAGCTGAGTCTCTTTCAATAATAACAACAGGACCTGCAGTAGCTCCTGCTTCAGTGCTTTGAAGATGTAAAAGATTACCTGTAGCTACAGATGATAGTTTTAAACCAGTATCAGCCACATGAGTAAGAACAATATCACTGTCTGCTCCAAAATTTATAATAGCACCATCTGACCCCATAGTAAGATCATCACCAATTGTTACATCACCAGATATATCAACTCGTGTGCTTGCATCGATATCTACTATAGGAGCAACTATATCTATCTCACCATCAGCAGCAATATCTAACTCACCATCAGCACCAGAATTTATGTATATATCAGAATCTCTAAACTGTATTTTAAATGCAGTATCAACCAGTATGTCTTCACCTAGCCCATCTATATATGCCTTACCATCAATATAAATATTATCCCACTGGTTGCCTGTTTTACCTAAATCTAAACTAGTTGCTGATGGATAAAATGAATCACCGTCTGTTAAGTATTGGTGGCTAGGTCCTATCTTTTCAATAGCTCCACCTTCACCTGCATCGCCATTATGTGTGTGTCCACTTACAGCAAAAGCATTTAATATAGCATTAAATTCAGCGTTAAAATCATCAGCATCTATAACATTACCAGTTGCTATGTCATTAAGTTTTAGTCTAGCCGCATAAGCTGTACCCATTATCTTCTCCCATATTGACCATACTCTAATGATACAGCATCAAATGAATATGGTGGATTTGTTGAATCTTCTACAAATTGTAATGACACAATGTAACCTGATCCTTTTGTTTGTTTTGTAAACACAGATTTCAATGTACCCCCACTGTATAAAGCAGTTCCGTATAGACTGTCTGAATTACCGTACAAAAATACTCCTGTTGTTCCTGCTGTGTTTTCTATGTTTATTACGTTAGGCTCAATAACTCCTGTTTCAGACAAATCAAATTTTAAAGAAAAATCAACATCTAGTGATCCTTGAGGGTCTGTATATATTATAGCCTTATATATTGTTTTACGCAAGCGTGGATCTGTAATAGGAAAATAAGGAGTTGAAAAATTTGCAACAATGTTTTCTCCTCCAAAACTATTTCCTGATTCCATTTTATAAACAAACCCATCTGTTTCTCCAAAAACAACAAGCTCTATACCTTGACGTAAACTAGAATGTGCAACTTTTGCTCGTATTCCATTAGTTTCAGCCCAATTGAACTGCACACCCCCTTCTCCTAATACTTGTGTTCCTATAAACCCTTTTGATGAACTTGTTGTAATACTAGTAGAAAATCCAAATATTCTGTATTGTGTTTTTGATCCTATAGTGACGCTAGAAAAATCTGAGTGTGTTGATACAAAATCTTTTACACGATCCTGTATAACTTTTGAAATAGATAATAAATTAAAATCACCAACTTTTTCTGTACCTGATATAGTTCTAATACCATCTTTTGATAAAAAAACAATATCACCACCTACTTCTTGTACGGTATCCCCCTCTACACAACCAATGTCACTAGCGATAGGACTTAATTGAAAATCAGCCGCACTTGATCCAACAAGTCTAAATATTTTATTTTCACAAAATATAACAAGTTGATCACGAAAAGCTATAAGAGAAGTTATATCTCCACCAACACGAATTGTTCCTGCACCGTTAGTAGGATCAAAATCGTCATCTTCATAAGGTGCAGAAAATACAAGTTTATCGTCATTTCCAATTATTAAATGGTTTTTAAATACAGCAACATGTGACGCACCATCAATGTCAGTTGTTCCGTTGCTAGATGTTAGTTTTGATAAATTTCCTGCTGTTGTACCTTTTAATAGTAAAGGATACCCTATTCCATCAACAATAGCTAGGTACTCATTGCCATCAAAATTATAATTTAAAAATCTAACTTTTGTTGCGTTTGGTCCTAATTCTATTGACGTAGATAAATCAACATGTGATCCACTCCCTGAAGGAACAAGATACAAATGAGGATTACCAGATGATTGTCCTCTTGCAGTAACAACTTGTCCTCTAAATTGCACGACCCCTAAAAGATTTCCTGTGCCTGTTACTGCATTAGTATTAAATTTTTCAAAACCTTTAATGCGTCTGTAACCACCTTCAATAGATGGTTCAAAGTTTGTTAAAACTCGTGCCGATCCCGGTGCTGTTGCCCCATGCTGTAAAGGAGATAAGTTTGTAATTAAACCACCTTTAAATTCTAATGGATACGTTTGCAACCTATCAGGCATTACACAGCCCTTACATAAATATTTTCATTAATTAATACTTTTCTCATGTAATCCATACCATCTTTAAATTTTTTAAATGATATTTGTGCTGACTCTATGTTATCTCTAAACATATAGGTATGATACATAGCTCCATCTATAATTACATATTTAAATCTCTCTGGCACTCTAGAAACATCATTGTGTAATTCTAGATCTTCAGTGTATTTAAAATATTCAAAAGTAACTTTGTATGCTTTATCTGGCATTGGAACAATACCAAATTCTTCATTTTGACCTCTAAAAACTTTTTCTGGTACACCACCTTTAGTTGTATCTGTTTCGTCTTCTTGATCTATGTGCTTATCTAAGTATTCATCGTAAGTTATATGTTCTAATTTTTTTGCTTCACCAACATTTAATGATGTATCTCTACGTATCCTAAAACTTTTAAAATCTACAAATTTTGCTTCTGCTGGAAACACATAACGTGAACGACCTGCTATTAATATTTGTGAAATTTCAGTATGATTATAGGGCCAGTAATCGTGATAGAAGCCTATATCTCTTATAGCTGCATTAACAGAATCTTTTATTTGAGAGTAAAATCCTGTAGCCGAAGCAAAATTGCTGGATGTAAGTTCTTCTTCATTTAAACGCTTACACACAACGTTTACCATATCTAAAAAATTATATGCCATTATACTCTTTCCTTAACACTAAGATGTACAACCCTTTTTGTAACAATAGCTGCATTTGTTTGTGAAGAACTTGTTGTAGTAATTTCACATACAAATCTGTATTCTTTATTAGCAACTCCACCACTAAGCACAAGTGTTGCTGTTGTAGTAGTGTTTACAATATTTTCAACAGTTATACCTAATGCTGTTGCAACAACTGCTCCTGTTTCATCAAACGTATTACCAGCACTTAATGCACTGCTCTCCGTTGTTCCTGAAATCATCTTCCATTGAACACTCGCTATTGTTACTGGATTACCAAAATTATCTAAGAATCGTGACCAATCAATTGTAAAATCTAATCTTTCGTCAGGATCTTTATTGGGCCATTGTAATGCCATTATGCTGCTACCTTTACATTTCTAAATTCATCTTGTGGAACACTAGCCTGTCGTAAAATTTGAAACTCCACTCTCGCTATTCGTGTTTCTTCAAATGGTACTTTAGCTACTCTATTTTTTGAAAACAATGCAGGATCAAAAAAGAATATTTTAGCTGCCGATCCTGTTGCTGTTGCATCTCCTGCAATTGATGCAGTTGCTGGTCTACTTCTAGTTGCCGTTATTGAATTAACAGTTGCATCTGCAGATATACTTGCACTTGTTGGTCTAGAACGTGTAACCGTTGCAGTTGCTGTTGCATCACCAGTAAGTGTTGTGATGATTGCAGATGATCCAGTAAATACTGTAGCACTACCTGTACACGTTGCATCTCCACTTATACTAGCACCGACTCTTGCTGTTACAGATGCTGATCCTGTTGCTGTTGCATCTGCTGAAACACTTGCTGAAATGGTTGTTGCAAATGTTCCTGATAAAGATTTAGTCGATAGTGGAAATACGGAAAACATTTAAAGTTTATCCATCTCTGTTTTTATCTGTGACCATGTTACACCGAACTTGCTTGGGTCATTACTTGTAATAGCATTGTTGTTAGCATCTACACTTACAACTTTATGAAATCTAGCTAAAAATTCTGTTTCATTAGTTGGGTTATCACCAAGAACTGTCCAACCACTAACTTTTAAATTTTTTAAGGCTAGTGAAAATTTATTTTTTACTGTTCCTTCTGGTATCATCCTCTTATCTCCTGAACTGTAAGAGTAGTTATAGTAGTTGCAGCCCAAGCACTATCTCCATCTGAATATTGATGATTTACATTCATATCATAAGAAGTTGCACTATTAGGAGTTGCTCCTTTTATTTTATAAGTTATAGCTGATGTTGTATTTGGATAATCTAATAAAACAACACATGGTGCGGCTGAATCATAAGTAGTAAGATAATTAGTGACACCGTAAAAGTGAGCAGCACTTCTTATTCTATTTGAACCCACTTGATCACCCATACCTACACCAGTTCCACCTGCGTTTTCTATGTTATCATCATTTCTAGTTACTCTTATGTCATAGTGTCCATAACCACTTGCTGTAACATAAGCCATTACAAGGATGCCACTTGAAGTTGCTGATGGTGTAATTTGTTGTGTTAAAATATCAACAAATGATGTACTCTCTATTAACTGTTTGTCTGTTTTATTTGCTTGTAGTGTTTGCAATACTGCACCAGTTGGCAAATTTGTACCACTTAATGTTCCTATTGCATTTGCACCTAAAGTTGTTATTGCCATCAGTCTGCATCCTCTATAGTCAGTTCACCTGCATCCACTTGTTTCATTAATTCAACATAGTCTAAGTTTTCTGTATTTATAGGAACAGCCACAACCACTCCATCATTAAGAACTAATCTTATGTTACTATAACTACCATCATTAGCTAATGAGTCCTTTATATATTTTGCTGATTTAATATCCATAAAATATCCTATAATTCTGCATCGCCTGAAAAAAAAGCATCGTTATCATTGTTAGAATAAACCATAGCTGCATCACCACTATTAGCACCACTTGTAGGTATAGGTTCTTGTGATTGCCAAAATAAAGTGCTTGTTCTTACACTTCCTGTTAACGCAAAAGCTGCACTTCCTTCAGCCACTTCAGCAGTCCAAGTTCCTCCGTAAGCCATTGTTGGTGCTGCTCTCATCGTTACAGGATGCATCCCTTGATACATAGTACCACTTGTAGAGTTAGTATTAATCTGCATACCAGTTGCTCCTAACGGACCATAAATATCAGTTGATAAAAATTTGTAAAAATACCTTTGACATCTGGCTAAATCTTCTGCTATTGGTAACAACTCAAAAGGTGTTGCAACATCACCTAATTCAAACTGCACTCCAGTAAGTTGAAATGTGCTTTCATCTGTTGTTATATGTGTATTTGTTACATGACCAAATGCAAACTTATTAGCAGTATATTCATGCCAAACATCACCATTAGAGCCACCAGTTGAATTACTGCCAATAGAAATGTACCATTGTATTTGTAATCCTGTTGTATTATCGTCATTTATAGCCGCCATCGTATTTCCGGGATATGTAATAGTTTTGTGTTCCCAAGTGTCAGCAGAATTAATAGTGTAAGGTTTTGATATATTATCATTTCCATCTTCTTGATAAATTCCTACTGCAAAAGTTCCTGCTATACTTGATTTAACCCAAAAAGATAATGTAGCAGTTTTTGCACCTGATGTTCCATAAAGAAGTCTTTGACAGTCTTTACCTTCTATTTTTGTAAGAAGAGTCATATCTTCATTTGCCGCAAGCGAACTTTCAGGAGTTTTAACTTGAAGTTTTAAAGAATAACTACCGGGAAAAGTATCAGGAGAATCTGTTGCTCTTGCAACTTCTACAGATAGTTGACCAACATTAGATTGTCCTTCTCGCCATCTTTCTATTACTTTACCACCACCACTTCCAGTTTTAGTAAATGTTGTGTTTCTTTGGTCTATATTAAATGCACCATTACCAATCATATTACGATTAGCTAAACTTGTACCCTCAGATGCTGTGGCTAAATCTGCGAATGTTCTTGCTCGGCTCATCTACGCTTCCTCCAATGCTTTTACTTTAGCTTCTAATGTTTCTATTCGTGTCATTGCTTCTTGTAAGGCTTTGACAGCTTTCATGTAAAGCACAGAATACATAACAGCTTTTACATTTGACTTTACTTCAACTTTTTTCTCATACCCTTTAATATCGCCAACTTTTTTACCATCTGGTATAGTATCTGTTTCTTTGTACTCAATAGGTTTGTCTGTATCATCTACTACTGTTCCAAACTCAGAATTAATTGCTACATCATTTTCATCTGGTTCTGTTTCTCTAATTAATTTTGGACTAATTGTTTCTAATTCTTGTGCAATAACACCTATCTGCGACCATGCTTTATCACCATATTTTTCAACATCATCTTTCTTTTTAAAATTTCTAATTTTTATGTTTTTAATATCATCCCACTGAGAACTAGCATCAACAATATCTTGTTTTAGCCTTTCATCAGAAGTTGAACCATAAGAATTATCATGGTTTACAACATCACCATCTGCATATATTCTTAGTCTTGCAATAGTGCTGTCATGGCAAGTTAAAAAATATTGGCTATTATTATCTGGAGATGCATTTGGAAATTCTATGTAACATCCGTAAGGGTATGTATCATGTTCATTTTGAAAGTAATGTGCTACTGAGTTTCTATTTGATTTATAATAAATGTAATTATCATTATTATTGTTGTTATTAGCAATTACAAATCTTTCAACTAATGATGCTGTTCCACCATCACTTCCATTTTGGACATGATAATAATATAAACTTCCATTATTTAATGATAATACATTACCTCCACCTGCCGTAGCATATTCCCATTGACTACTTGTATTATAAAAAATATTACTATTTAAATAAACAGCACCACTATCAAAAGGTGTTAAAAATCCTCTTGCACCAACTTGTACTGTTTTCATACTTGAGTTATGTGTTTCGGCTGTTACACCACCTACTACTATACCATTAGCTGTAGTTTCTGATTTTTTTGAATTATTATGATAAAGTTCTACAGCACCATCATCAATAAATTTTGCTAATGTTTCACCGCTGCCATCTATATTTAAAGTGCCATCAACTGTAATATGACCATCTGTTCCATCCCAATGCACAGACAAATCACTACCTGTACCAATATTTAAATTTACATTATCTGGTAAACTTACAGCACCACTAAACGTACCACCACTTGTAGCACTTACCATGTCAGCAACAGTAAATACATCATAGACTATAACAGTCACTTCATCATTTGTGTTGAGTGCTGATAGACCTGCTATCGTTCCTGCCGTGCTTGTGTTATAGTCTGTTGTTGGTTTTAGTAAAACACCATTGAGATACACGTCAACGTATGCACCATCTGTAAATGTTAGAGTAGCACCATTGGCATCTGCTCCACTTACGGATGTGTCACCACTTGAAGCGAGATATACGAATCTACTTCGTACTCCAAATCCGTCTGTTGATCTTCCTATGTATGGCATATGTTATTCCTTAACTCGGTTTCGTTGGAAATGTTATATTGCTTAGAGCCATATCAACTGGTTCTGTTTTTGTAATGTCTCGTAATGCTTGTCTGTATGTCTTCCAATCGTTACTCATAGTAACATCAGAGTTAGCCATCCAATCTGTTTCAGTTAATAGGATATTTCTTTTGTTTCTTAATTTAGCCATTCTTTGCACTAATGTGCCTTCTAAATTTGCTTTATCTTCTGCTTGTTTTGATGCAATCTCTGCATCTGTCATTTCAATTTCAATGCCATCAACTATTTTTTTCATTATGATTTTATCCCATAAAGACTAAATGTGCCTTGTGCAACATTGCCACTAACGTATGCAAACTTTAAATTATTTATTGCTGTTCTATCAGTATTTGATGACCCTATAATTTTTGCAGCACCATCCCACCAATAATCATTACCAGTGTTATGACCACCATCAAGGTCATGTATTCCAATACAATTATAATACATTGCTTTAATACCAGTAGTATTTCTTAACCCAATAAAATATATGTCTGCATTAAGACCTTTATTTGCTGTATTTTCTGTTCCAGTACCTATATTAATTTTAGCTGAACTATTACCTACTGTATTAGCTTGACCTTGAGCAGTTGATTTTAAATCGTGATATGCCATAGCTTGTTCAATAAGTATATCGTAATTTGAACCATTATCATCTGATGGAAAAACAGTAAGAGCTTGTCCATTTGTTACTGGTGCTGTATGTCTAACAGTAACTTTGTAATCCATGTATGCATCAGTTATTAAAGACGAACTAAAAGTTACACTTGCTACAGCAGAAGAAACTGTAGTTGTATTTAAAAGGGTCATTGCAGTACCAGCTACAGTTCCGTTAAATGTTGATGCACCTGTTACTGTTACATCTCCAGTAAGAGTAGCATTTGCCGCAGTTAAATCCTGTGCAGAAGGATGTGTTGCTGTGCTTACTGGTGTATTGTGGTGCATTACATACACATTATTTGTACCTGCTGGGGTAGTTCCTGTAAAAGTTAATGTTGTACCACTAACTGAATATGCTGTTGTTGGTATCTGTCTTACGTTTTCAACATAAACGGCTACACCATTTGTTGTTGCTGGTTTAGATAAAGTGTATGAAGAAGCATTACCATCAAACGTATCTTTAGTGACTGATGAAAAGTTTGCTGTTGGATGATTTCCTAAATACGGCATACTATTTCCTATGTACTGATTGCATCAACAACTGAAACCCAAACATCTGCTGAACTGGCAGTATCACTTTTAACTTTGAGTGCATCACCAGACACCATAACTATTTTAGCTCCACCATCTAAAACCTGTAAACTTGAACCTGCTGGAATGGGTGCATCCTTTACAATGTGAATATCATTTGATCCATCATTGATATATACTTCCACTGCAATTTGACTTGATGTTATATTAGCAACTGTTATTCCTACAATCGCATCATCAGAATTTGCTGTTCTTAAAGTTACTGCACTTGTTCCAACACTATTTGCAGTATTTCGTTCAAAATCTTGTGCCATTATATTCTCCTATTCACAAGGCAATCGCCATAGCTGTAACGAACCCTTTTGTTGCACCAGTTGATGATGTTAAAACTTCATTGCCTTCTACTGCCATAACTCCAGCACTTGCTCTTGATAAAGTTGTATCAGATGAATTACCTAATTCTATATTTCCTGTAGTTTCTAAAACTCCAGTAACTTTTACTGAATTGCCTGTATCACCAGTTAATTGTATATTTCCACCAGTTGCACTAATATCTACATTACCATTAGTTGAATTAACATCTACTATTGCACCATTAAGTTCAAGTTCAGTATCTGCAACTAAATCTAAAACACCATCTGCTGATTGATGAATGTATGTTCCATCATCACCAAACTGTAATTGTTTTGAACTGTTTAATTTTAAACCAGTATTGTGAACATGAGTTAAAACAACTTCAAGGTCAGAACCAAAAAATATACGACCTGCATCAGAATTAAGAACAAGATCATCTCCAACTTTCAGATCAACACCAATTATAGCATTTTTAGCTACAGATAATCCACCATCAGTTTGTAGCGAACCATCTGTTGTGCTTGTAGCATCTGTTGTATCATCTACTATTATTCTACCAGATGCTGTTATTGTACTGTTTGCTATGAATGGTTTATGTACAGTAACATCTGTATCACCACCATCCATAATATCTGTTCCATCTTCTTCTTGGAAAGTAAATATTGGTTGTCCATCTTCATCGTCTAAAAAGAAAGTAATCTTACTACTATCGCCATCCATTCCAAAACATAATTGACCACTGGCATTAGTAAACATTATATTTGCTTGATTTCCATTTTCTGGTCTAAATACACTTGCCATCACTGTACCAGTGCTTGGATTATATTTAAAATTGCCATCCATTTCCAAGCCATGATTGCCTGTTCCTGTTTGAGCATTTTCAACAAAAGTTATTAGATTTGCTTCAGCCGTACTTTCATTATCTGTTACTGTAACATGAGTAGCATTTGTAGCAGTAGTTGCTGTGTCTGCATTACCTGTTACATTACCTGTTAGATTACCTGTTACATTACCTTCTATGTTAGCAACTAACGTACCTGTTGTCATGTTAAGGTTGCCTGTACTACTAGCATTATCTGTAGTTGTACCTAAAGCCCATTTGTCAGCAGATTCATCCCATATTAATAATGCATCATTGCCTGTTGAACCCCTTTCAATAATAATACCACTATCATTAGAGTTAGAAGATGCACCATTGTTTAGACCTAGTAAGCTGTCTTTGATGACTGTATTGGTTGTGTCTACTGTAGTTGTAGTACCATTAACTGTAAGATTACCACCTATAGTTACATTATCAGTTACTGTCACGCTATCTACATAAGCGTCTTTCCATCTAACGCTTGTAGTGCCTAAATCTACATCACTATCTGATTGAGGTCCAAAGATATTATCGGCTAAATAAACTTGTTCTACATTAGCAGCATAGAAGTGTATTTCATCTGCTGTTTCAAAGTCAATCTTTGTTTGGTCATCTTCACCAATCTTTATGTCTGTGTCTAATAAATACGAATTTTTAACAGATACAGCATCTCCTGAACCTAACAAAGTTCCAGATGCAGTAGGTAAAACAAGAACAGCACTACTAGCTGCTGAATGTGGTTGTGCTTGTAATGTTTGTGCATGAGCATTACTTACTTCACAGTAAAACTTCATCTTACCAACAGCACCACTGTTAGACCGTAAATCTATTTGACCACCTTGAACTGTTAAGTCATCACCTACAGTTATGTCACCAGATGTTGTAAGACTTGTTAAAGTTCCGACAGATGTGATGTTTGTTTGTGCTGCACCTGTTACAGTTGCCGCAGTACCAGAAGTGTTACCTGTAACGTTACCTGTAACGTTTCCAGTAATGTTACCAACGAATGTTCCGTTGATGTTATTACTAGCATCTTTAAATACAGCTTTGTCTGCAGGATATGTTGTAAATATTGTGGGAGTAGCCGAAGACCAGTTAACAGCGTTGTCACTGTTAGAGCTTTGAAGAATAGTTGTACGTGCTAAAGTTGTACCACTAGCTGTGTATGTGCCAATTCCTATTTCAAAATTAGCATCTTGTACAGCTGCATAGTATGTAGTATTGCCATCACCTACCCCATCAGTAAAGGTTTGAAAACCTGTAAAAGTTCCAGAAAGGGTATAAGTTCCCTGACCTGATATAGTGGCCGCAGTTTGTTTTACACGATCAGCTACTACTAATGCCATGTTTAAGTCTCTGTTATTGTAATTGCACTAGCTGCAACAACAAGTGAGTCACCATCTTCAATAACTTTGTCATCTGTCAAAGCACCGTGGTATAATAAATTACCACTGCTTGATGCATCAAATATTCCAAAATGAGTAATTGTTCCCCAGTTGCCACCACTAGCTGTAAATGTTTCTGCTGAACTGTTTGTTGCAGATCCACTTGAAGCAGCATTAAAAGTTATAACTTGTCTGCTGTAACCATTACCACTTACTTCAGTGCCACTGTTAGCATCTGTTGGATTTGATGTAAATAACCCCATATACACATTTGATGGTGCTGACGTTGATGACGTACCAAGAAAGTGATCGATGACTTTGTTTTCTAAGTAATTAGATTTTGCCATTATTTCTCCTTATCTACTTGGGTCATAATATTCTTCTAAAAATAAAAACAGGTTTAAATCGCTGTTTGCACTTGCCTGTGCTTGTATTTTATCAGAAGCTTCTAAATAAATATTTGCAGTATCAATTCTAAGAAAATCATCTGCACTAACTGATTTTGTAGAAACAAATGCTTTTGCTGAACTTGCAGAACTATCATGTAAAGCTAACGTTATGTCTGCGGCATTTGTTCCATCTATGTTTGTTACTATAATTTCTTTTACTATTGCTGTCGTATTTGCAGGACAAGTGTACACATCCTGACTAGCAAAAGCTGTAGTTGTAACTGCATGTGATATATTACGATAACGTCTTGGTTCGTTTGTCATCTTTATTCAACTTTACTATGCTTTTGTATATATCACGAAAATTAGTTTTTATTTCTTTTACCTGTTGGTCAGACTTTGCTTTTTTTATTGCAAATTCAAGAGCTTCTTTTATAAAAGTTTTCATATTTTAGTATACAGATGTAGTCCTATTTTGTAAACTGTTCTTTTATACTGCGTACAACGCTTCTTATATCAAAGGGTTCTTCATTCGGTCTATAAGGGCATTGATACTCTCTTGGACATTCTCCAGCATCATACGGAAGGTATTCTCTATATTGAGTATTGTTTGCTCCAATAAATACACACACACGTTGTTCGTTCCCCAGTATTTGACTTGCTAATCTACAAGTCGTCATTTCACCTCTTGCTTCACTTATTCCTAACAAGATATAAAGAGCAAAAGCTAGTGCAAGTAAAGCTAAACGGAAAGACTTATTATCCATATCATCCATCCTAATGCTCCACATCCTATAAGTGATGCGATGCCTATGATGGTATAGTCTCGTATCTGTCTGTTTTTTTCTTCCCTAGCATACACAGCTTCCTTTCTAGCTCGTCTTATACGACCTTCTTCACGGATCAAATCATCCCATGCTTTTGTTCCGTAATGTGCCACTAAAAAATTTTTAAGTTCTTCCCTTTGTTTTGCAAGTTTCTTTTTACTTGCGAAAGACTCTATTGCAACTTGTTCAATTGAGCCATTAAATAGTTTATCAAACGTTGAAGGACTGTTTGCATTTTTGTGAATGTTATCTACATCACTTACAGCCGACATCCATGTGGACAATTGAGATCCTAAGTCTTCAATCTCACGACCCATCATAATGGCTTTTTTTATGCCATTGTATGCCGCTGTTGCTCCACTAACAGCAGCAGATAGGGTGATTGGGTCAAGCATGTTTATATCCTTTAAATTTCTTGTCTCTAGGTTTAAAATATTGAGACAAGGCTAGCTTATGTCTCTCCCTGTCTTGCTGTTTGATAAGTTCTATTTGTGTAAATCGACACCTTTCATTCGGCTTATCAGTCTTTCTGCCCTGTTTGTTACCTGTTTGTACCATCTACTCTGTTTCATCTGGTTTGCGGCTTCGATGTGGTCGCCATCTCTTACAGCCTGTATCATTAATCTAAATTTACAAAATCTTGGATATCCGAGATTAAACATCATATTTGCCATGATTAATTTTACTTCTTCGTTCATAGCGTTCCAATCATCGAATACTTTTTTACAGTCATGTATTGTAGTCATAATGTCTTGTTCAAACCACTCATCAACTCGTTCTTTACTTATAATTGTACCTACAGGCTTACCATGCTCTGGATCAGACTCTTTAATTAAATGCCCTATTCCTGCTGTAGGTAATCCTAAATGATCCAAATAAATATGATACTTACAACCCTCATCAATTTCTAATTCAACACGTAATCTATCTATTATTGTTTCCACTATTTTCTCCCACTAATTGCACTAAAACCAAAATAAGCTCCCACTAAGCCACACATACTTATGTATTGAGTCATAAGAATACTCTCTGCTTCTGCAAGCCTGTCTGGAAATGCTAAAGTTAGGATAGTGGTAATACCCATAAGAATAATTAAAACCCATGCCATTCTTCTCTTATTTACCTGATAAGCCATTTTATCAGGGATTAAATCATTATTTTCGGACATTTTTAAATTTATCCAATCCTCTTATGCCTAATGCCGCAGATACCGTTAAGAATAGTAAATATGTATACCATTCAGGTAATTCATTAAGTCTAGCAAAACCGTTTTTTACAATCTCTTCCATGCCCGGAATAAAGACTAATATTGTTGGAATCAATATAACGATTGTGACAAGCTCATCTTTAAAACTGTTTTGAGTGCCTTGTGCCATAATGATTTCCCACTTTGAATCATGTGTGGCCGCAGTACGCATTATCTCTGCTTCGGCTTCAGCTTTAGTTTGTGCAAGCGTTGCTTTTGCTTTCTGTTTATTAATTTGCCCTTGCATGAATGATCCTGCAAGTTCAGATATAGGTCCTATAAGTGCTTGAAACATTTAAATGCCGTAATATTTCTTTTTAAGGTAATTAACATTAGGAGCATTTCCTATTATTTCTGTTTCACCTTTTACGTTACGCACAGTATTTTCTTTTATAACTGCTTTACGTATTTTAGGGGGTAAAGTTGGAGTGTCTCCAAATGCAGGTTTTCTTGGATAATTACCATATCTTCCTAATTTACTCATGTATTTTCTCCTGTTGGTTTACCAATGTATACGCAAGTGCTATATCCATTTAAATATTGAGGATCTTGGGTTATACTAGATCTCACTTTTGCTACATACTCATAGCAATTGTCAGATGAAGTAAATGGAAAATTAACCATTGGAAAATTTACCCATGTAGCACTATCACTCAATGCCCATAGTATTGTTATTACTGGAATCCACATTACGCTTTTCTCCTTGTCTTCTTGCGTTTTCTTCCAGAAGCAGTAACAGACCATTTTACAGCCTTAGGTCCTGTCTTCTTTCGTGCTTCTGATTTGCTTATCCTTCCAGCTACAGATTTAGGGCGACATGCAGGATACGGTCTAGATTTCTTTTCTTTACCAGATCTACCACACTTCTTGCCAGTTTTAACATCTCGCCAATCTTCTTTGAACCATTTTGTTAGTCCACCTTTGGGTTTAGCCATTATGCGTAAGTTCCACCCCTTTTCTTATATGTACGCACTAACCATGCGTTTGCATATGCAGATGGGTATACTTTAAATTTACGTTTTGCTTCTGCTTTTACTTTTGCATATAAAGCTTTATTTTTGGGTGTTGCACCTTTACTTTTTTTTGATTTTTTTGATGCCACTTTTAAGACCTCCTCCGTATTTCATTGCAGGTTTTAGTTTACCACCTTTTTTCATAAATCCCATTTTATTTCTAACTGCTGTCGGTAATTTTTTTAATCCTTTATTTTTAGCTGGTACTTTTTTTAACACTTCCATCTCCTTCGTGCTTGTCTTAATCTGCTGTTAGGGTTTTTTGCTGCTTTAGGAAATTTTTTCATCTGTCCTGCAGATCTAGCACAGTATGATTTCCTACGCTTGGCATCCTTACTTCCCTTTTTAACTTTACCTGTAACGGCTGTTTTAAGTTTACTTCCGGGATTATCTCGTCTATATTTCGCCACACCTGCCTTAGTCATACCTGCACCAGACTTGGTGGATCGATAATATTTTTTTGTTCGTGGTGGTTGTTTATCTGGTTTTCTTGCCATTATTCGACTTTCTGAGGAACGCAGTAAGCTTTGACCCAAATTTTATCTCCTGCCAAAGACTGACTCCAATTTTGATCTCTAATTTTTTTTGCAATCTTTAAACATGTATCTAAATTATCAAAGTAGATACTATCTTGGACTGTGCCAGATAAAAAAATTAGAAGAACCCATATCATAGTAAAAGGGGGCAAGTTGCCCTGCCCCCAAATAAATTAAGTTCCAGTTGAAACTGTAGCAGTTTCGACAGGATTTTTAGAAATGTCACATAAGATAACGTGAACACGAAATCTTGCTGTGCTTTCACCAGTTGACCCAGCATCGATAATTAACGCATCAATGGTATCTGCAGAGGTTAAAATTCTAGCGTTAGAGCCAGAAGCACCTGTTGCAGCTTCAAGAAATGGTGTAAAACCAGCAGCTAATGTAGAGCCGTCAATAAAACAGTCTACATCACCACCAGTAATACCAATATCCATAGTTATTTGCGAATTACCTCTTGCTTCAAGAACTTCTAAAACACCTGCAACAATCATAGTATCAGCAGGAACGTCTATTAATTTAATAACATCTCCCCCTGCACCACCATCAGCAGTGTCGTGTACTTTAGAAGTCATTACATAAGGTCTTGCAACATTAGCTGGATGACCAGTAGTTCCACCATTCGGTGTAGCATCATATTCTGCCATGTAATCCTCCCTTACGCTGCGTAGCTAATTACAGCACGGCAAAGAGCTTCTTGTCTAAGGACTTTTCTTCCAAAGACGTGAAGACCACGTACTATATCGCTAAAGGTTTCAGTTGAACGTACAACTTCTGTCTTTGCAATATGCGAAGCTGTAGCAGTTGAAGACATGTGACCAGCTAAAATAACATGTTCAGATGAATCAGTTTCTAATGTGCCTGTAGCATCTGTTAGTGTTACTTGATCTGTTCCACCTGTGCTATTAAGAGCAGTAGTCTTATATAACTTAAATCCAGCTAATGTGCCGTTGTATACAAGACCGTTTCTTAACGGAGTTGATGCATCGCCAGTAACTTGGACTTCAGCTATTTTATTTCCTGCTTTAAGAGCAAATTCATAGAACTTAGGTGGTGCTATGAACCAACGGTTTTCTTCTGGAACACTTTGGTCATCTAAATGACGAGCCATAGTTAACAAAAGATTAATACCGTTATCGGCAGTGTCAACTCTGATAGGAGTATTAGTTGTACCTAAACCAGTTGCATCAGTTGTTGTCAAGGTTGTACCTGACACGGCTGATCCACCGATACCTGCTCCATCAGACATAACTTGAAGAATATTAGAATCATAATTTCTCTTCAATGAATATGCACCTGATGAAGTTGCTAATGCTTCAAAGTTCACATGTGAATGACGTTCTTCAATGTCATCGATCTTAAATGCAAATGCATTTGCTTGATCAACAGTCATTGTGATTTGGTCGTCAGCCAAATCTTGAGGATTAATTACAGAACCTCTAGAATACGATGAAATCGTAAGTGTTGGTTCTTTAATAATCTTCACGGTGTCGCCAAAGTTCTCAATCTCACCGTAGTAGTCTGTATTAGTTATATCTTCTACAACCGAAGCTCTACGGAAAAATTTTAAAACTTTTTGGCTAAATATTTCTGGTGTAAAATTACCAGAAGGCAGGTTACCATAACCTGCTGCACTATTAAAAGCCATGAGCTTTCTCCTTCTTAAAAGTTAAAATTTTAAGATGCGAAATCTATACGACCTTCGGCTCTAGCTTCGTCAATTTCTTTTTCAACTTTTTCAAATTCCCACGGTTTCAATTTACCAATGTCGCTTGCTTTCCATATTCTTTTATCTCCACCAGTAGAATTTATTTCTCTAGCTTTTGGAGATTTTACAATGGTTGCTGCTGAACTTTGAGTAGATTGTGAAGTAGGTTTTACTTTTGAATCTGCTTTATATAAATCAACGACTCTAGAAGCCCATCTTGCATCTGTGTTATTTCTTAGAATACCATCAGATATAGAGACAGGTTGATCCTCTAGCCATTTTATAAATTTTTCATCTTGTCTTAGTTCATTAAAATCAGAATGATTATTTAACAACTCTGCATAAGCATTTTGAACCTTTAAATCTTTTTCTTTTGTCTTTATAGTATCCAGTTCTTTTTGGAGTTCATCAGATTGTTCTTTTGCTTTCATAGATGCTATAGTTTGCACTACATCATAAACATCTGGGTACTCTGTTTTAAACTGTTCTAATTCTTCAGGAGTTTTAGGTAACTCAACACCTTTTTGTTTTGCCATTTCCATAGCAGAACTAAGTTGTTTTTTCTCTTCCTCATGTTGTTTTATTTTATTGTCATAATGACGTTTTAAATCATCATACCTTTTTTTATAATCATGGGGTTGATCTTTTTCTGTAGAAACAAACGTCTCTGCTTCTTTAGAAGTAGTTTCCTCTTTAACTTCTGCAGTTTCTAAATTTTGTTCTTCATCCTCTTTGTAAACATCATCACGATAATTACCTTTGTATAAAGAATCATTATTTATAGTGCCAAAAGAATCGTTAGGTTTATTTGCTCTTGCACCTCGTTGCTTTTTTGCCATATTTTTTCTCCTTAATGCAGGGCCACATTGGCGAATGGGTAGCTGCTTTGGTTGTAGTCAGGGCTATATTATTATAGGTAGCTGACGGTTGATTTACGGAAATTCCTCTGTCATATACCTTCCGTAAAAAGTGTGTCCTTCATCATCTATTAACGGAGCTAAAAGTGGCGATTTGTCATGCCATGAAGATCCTCCAACTCCGGGTTTTTTATAATATAATATATGTGAAGGTAATCTGTATTGTTCTAAATCAGGCTCTGTGTCCAAAGTATTTATTGCGGCTGTGTAAGTTTTTTCTAAAGCGTCTGGAGCTTTTCCTGATAAAATTTCTGATATTCTTGCTTGTAAAATACTAGGTTCTAGACCATCAAATGCAACCATTTTACTGCCCTTTCCCCTATTAGTTCTTTGTAACAAAACATCTTTAATTGATTTTAAGTTTTTAAATTCAAATTGTTGATCATTAACTCTATTAAGTATTACATCACCAATTTTTTGCATAGTTGTTAAAGATGCTTTTGATGCAACAGTTTCAGTTAAAAAAGCTAAAGACAAAGCTTCTTCATCTGATAGGCTTAATATAAAATTATCTCGTTCTGATCTATTTCTTTTCTTTTTATTAAAATCTTTTAATTTAGACATAAAGTCATCAGAAGGAATTTCGTAACCTATATCAACTTCATTTCCTTGTACTTCATCTCCTTGGTTATATCCGTTCATAAACCCTTTATTTAACGCAGTAACAGTGGGTTTACCTTGATCATTTATTTTTTTTAAAAACTCCATGCCCCCCATAGCATTTACATGTTCTGGTGGTATGTACATTTCTCCTTTAGATATTTTTATGGGTACTTCTCCACCCATAGCTAAACTAGGAGACTTGCTTTGTTTTTTTGCCTTATTGTACATGGCATTTAATTTTTTTTCTCCAAATTTTTGAACAGCAGGTGCATTTATAACAAAACCACCTTCTCTAGCTTCAAAGTTAACATCATCAGCTATTGTTTTTTGAGGAGAATATTGACTAGGAGGACCTCCTATAAAACCCCCATCATTAAATCCAAACTCACCAGTAAATCCTTCTGCTCCCTCTTTAGTTTTTTGTTTTTCTTGTCTAAGCGTATCAAAACTTTGACCAGAACTAACTTTACCAGTTTTTTCTGTTTCTTTTACATATTGATCTGAAGTTTTTATTTTTGTAGATGTATCTAATAATCTATTTTTTAAGTTAGTAGATAAATTAGATTCATTTATAGATTTTGTAAATTCTTTATCAAAACCTGCATCCCCCATGCCAAACTTTGTATATTGACTACCTAAAAATCCTGAACCTTTTCCTTGTTGAGATAACTGTAATAAATCATTTATAATGTTTCTTCTTTGATCTTCAGGATAAACACCAGTTAATTGATATCCTAAAAATCCTTTACTTAAACCTATAGGTCTACCATCATACATTCCTATGGCAAATCCTTCATCGCCTAATGCTGCTCTTGCAGATATAGTTTCTAAATGTGCTTTTGTCAAACCACTTAAAAGTTTTGCAGGTCCTGCTAAAGGCCCTAACATTAAATCTGCTACACCTAAAGTTCCTTGCATTTGTTTACCAGTAGCTATAGAATAACTACTTCCTGTTACTGAAGGAGAAGTAGATATATTTTTCATCCTATTAATAAAAGAACCACCATCAGTTGCATCAATCTTTTCATATGGACTTTTATTATCACTACTACCACCAGTTACTTGAGATACCTCTCCAGTTCTAGGTACACTAGGTGTAGTTAAATTAAATGGATTAGATGTTCTAAGAGTTCTAAAGGTTCTATTTATACCTTTATTTAACCTTTGTAAAAATTTAGGCATAGGTCTACTAGTATCTAAAACATACCCTTTGTTTTTATCAAAAGTATAGTTATCAGTTATAAATGTTCGCCATTCACTCATTATTTTGTTTTACTTTCATAGCTGCATAGTAATCTAATTTTAAACCTTTAATCATTTCCAGTGAAGCCACTTTCCCCTGCAGACGGTACAGGTCCTGTGCCGATTGTGCCACCACCAGCCCCTTGAGGGCTATTTTGATTTGCTCCTCTAGGAACTCCTCCAGAGCGATCCACGCTTTCTCGTTGGTTACTATTGGGCTGACCTTGCTGGCTTGTTTCTTGTTGAGCATCTTGTAGTCCTTTTAACATTTGTGCAAAAATTTGTGCTTCGTTTACATCATTAACTAGACTATCAGGATCTATATCTTGAGATATAGCTAACTCTCTAATTAAGTTAGGTATTTTTATAAACGGTGCTAGCATTGGATTTCCTACAGTTTGTAATAATGCTGTAAGACGTTGACTTCTTACTTCTTTTTGCATTACTGCAGAAACACCTCTAGGTTTTATTTCTAAGTCTCCTTGTATATCAGGAGCTTGTTCATTAAATTGCATGTTCCATTGAAACATAGCTTCACCCAAAGGTTTTAACAGGTGGTCATCAATATTTTTTATAACTGTTTTAAGTGATAAAGATGCACCCCCTAACAACATAGATAATCCAGAAGCTGTTCTTCCTGTTCCAGATACTCCAGTTTGTCCGTGCATAATTGATGGCAACCCTGTTTCTTCGTCTGCTAACTGACGACTTATTTGATACATTTGTAAATTTTCTGGTGCAGTATTAGGAAACTTTAAACCATTTATAGCTGTTCCTGTTACACCTGACTGTCTTCTAAATATCTTTCCGGGAAAGATGTCCATGTTTTGTCCCGGAACTAAACTTGCTTCATCTACATCAAATACTAAATTTCCTGCTAATGTCAAGTTATCTATAGCCATTCTTACATGACCATTCATTAACATTTGAGCATCTTCCATATTTTCTGCAACACCTACACCCCACAATTGATAAGGATTGATTTCGTATGGTATTACTTGATATGGTATTCTAGATGGTGTAAAAGGATTTAATACACATCTTAGTATGTGCATACCTGATACCCATATATTAACCTGCACTTGGTCTAATTCACTAAGATCTTCAGGTATTTCCATACCCACTTCTCTAGCTAACTTAGCGTCTAATACACCCCAATATTCTAATACTTCATATCTATTTTCTTCGTATGTTGTTTGGTTTTCTTCTCTACGTATAGTGTCTTCATAATATTTATTATTATAATTAGGACCCATAGCTATACAATCTTCTATAGCTTCTTTGTAGAAATGAGGTATACTGATTAAACCTCTCATTTGTTGTTTGTTTAATCTATGACGTTGAATAACATATTCGCAGTCATCCATGCTTGTTGCATTAGGATCAGGATGAAAATCCCATATAGAAACATGTTCAAGTCTAGGCACAGTCTTTTCATATGGAACATAATTTCTTTGACCGTTTTCTCCACGTTCCCATTTATGTATTCTTTTATGAAAGTTAAAAGGACCTTTTACAATTCCAGTTCCTAATAGTGCGGCCTCAAATATTGCATTTCTTAATACATTAACTGCACTAGTATCTAAAAGCTGATCATGTATGTATTTCTCTAATTTAAGAGCTGCCTTTTGTGCAGGACTAATTTGTGGTTCTCCTGCTTTAGCAGGTCCTTCTGCTATAGGTGCATTTGCAAACTGATCTTCCAAACCACCTAATATATCCATAGATGGAGATGCTTCCATAGCACCGGGAGCTATATTTCTGCCATCGCCTTGAAAACCATATGGGTCTTGTTTTGGTGGTTGTACGACTTGATCTATAGGTGTCTGTAAATGTGCAAACTCTGCTATACCTTCTGGTATAGGAGTAGGCTCAACAACTATAGGAAATTTTTTATTAGAAAATAATATGTCAACTATTTGACCGTATGCTGCTAGAACTTTAGTTTTAGTTATCTTGATAAATACTTTAGAACGTTCAGAATCACGGTATACAGTAGTGCTGTCGTATATACCCCTAAAGTTTTTATACGCTTGTAGCCAATCCTTTTCATGGGATAGCCTATTGTGTTCTGCTTCCTCTAGCTTGTTTTTAATATACCCAATAAGTCCGGGCATACTTTCACTAGGTTCTACGACAGGTACAACTGTATCGTCTGCAGGTTCTAAAAAATTATCAGACATAACCTACTTTCTAGTAGTCTTTTTCGTTAGCCATTGCAAACAAAGAATTGTCTACAGTAGTTTTAGTTTGCTTTTTAGGCATATCTACTGTAAGCACATCTCTAGATGCTCTAGTATCAAACTCAAGTGGTTCTCTAGTTAAAACATTAGAACCCATAGCATCATCAACTGATGTTTTATCTGAGTTCATAATGTAAGAAGCACCATAATTATAATTGTTACCGGGCATTGTACTCTCCTTATTTATTAAAATTTAAAAAATTATCTTGGGGAAAATCCCTAACTGTTGTTCTATCGTCTTCGCTGTACACAAATTCGTCAGCATCGTCACTTCCTCTTTCAGGCTGTTCACCTATAGGTTTAGCAAAGTTTTCATCAGGGTATAGCGATTGATTAGGGGATATTTTTGAAATCCCAAATGCTATAGGTACGGCTTCTGCTACTGTCGATAAAAATCTTCCACGAGGATCTAACTTAAGAGCGGCTTGACCTGCTTTTTTTATACCTTGAATTATACCTTCATCTTTTGCTATATCAAATGCTGTTTGTCCAACACTTTCAATATCACCTTCGCCTTGAAATACTGCCGCTAAACCTGCTCCTGCTCTACCTGCTGCACCAAACTTAGAAGCTCCTCTAGCTAATGTTGTTTGCATATCTCCAAACATGTCACCAGAAGAATCTGCAATTGTTGCAGTTCCGTCAGGAGATGGTTCTCCAAATATTAATTCTGTAGGAGATTCGTCTAAAGCACGAAACTCATCTACATTTTCGTTTCCTGTAGGAATACCTAAACTAGCAAATACTTTATCTCCAAGATCTAACAATTTATTTTCTTTTGCTACTTTTACTGCGTTTTGTGATTCTAGTCTAGCTTGGGCAGCTTCTTTTGATTTTTTTCCTAATTCTATATCTAAATTAGCTTGTTGTAACTCTAACTCTTTTACAGAAACAGCTTGAGATTTTTGTGCTAAATCATCACTAACTACATTAATTTTAGTTGATATAAATTCATCGCCTAATTGTAAATTAGGATATTTTTTTTCTAATTGTTCTTGTATAAACCACGGAGTTGCTTTAAATGTTTCGGCTGTAGCATTATATTTTTTTGTTCTATTGCTAAGATTTTTTATACCTATATTGGCTAAATACTGTGCAATAGAAGTTTGACCATTTAAAAGAGAATGTATAGATAATCTTTTTACGTGTGCTGATTCTAACCTACCCATATTACCAGTAGCAATATATCCTCTAACAGTAGTAGGGTTTCCTCTTAAAGTTAAAAAATCTCTTTCAGGAGAATTTTCTAGTATTCCCATAGCACTTAAATGAGTTTCAGACATTTTTCTTAAATCTTCTAAAGTAAAATCTCCTCCTTTTTCTATACCTTTGACAGTATACCCAGTAGGTATTTTTGCATTTTTTAGAGCTTGATTTGCTATTTTTTGTGACGCAGCTAAATTTTTAAATACTAAACCGTCTGTTCTACCCCCAGAAAATTCTTTTATAATATCTAATATATCAGGAGTAAAAATACCTGCTTTATATACAGGTTCTTGATTTCCTTTTGTGGCACTTATTATTGCATCTTTTATGAGTAACTCAGAAACAAATCCTGTATTAAAATCTATTTTTTCTAATTTTAAATTTTTTAAATCAGAAGCTCTATATCCCCCTACAAGAATCATAAGAGTAAGATACCCTGCTTCTCTTTGTTTTACATCTTTACTGTTTATTAAACCAGATGCTACCTTTGCAATTTTTTGGTAAGGAGTAGTATCCTTATACGGAATAGGAATTTTTCTTATAGCTTCTCTTGATTGTGGAAAAGTTGCTACTCTTTTTGCTTCTCCAACAACATCATCTAAAAGAAGTCGAACAGGATTATTATTTCCTTTTGCTACATACCCTGCTTCATTAAATACTTTTTTAAATGACTGAAGTATTTTATTTGCGTCTTCAGATCCATCATTAATAATTGCATTTGCAAATTTTGCTTTTGCTTCTTTATTATTATTTATATCGCCTAACGTTAATTCAGATAAACCTAATTCACCTAATTTTTTACCTACAGCCTGTCTATTGCTAAAAGTATTAGCGTTTACCACAAGATTGATTAGGGGAGTTTTATCTAAGAAATCTTTTCTTAACTCACCAGAGTCTGCTATTAATTTTTCAAAATTTTCATTAAAAAAAGCCATTAGTAACCAAAGACCTCATCTTGAACTTTAAATACTTGATTTTTAATATGACCTAAGGTTTGATGTATAGATGCATATCCTGTTACTCTACACATAAGCATATAACGCAAAGCATCATAGGCATGATCTTCAGCTTTTGTATCTACATCTTCACTATTGGTTTTAGACAAAGGTATCCCTGCCATTTGCTTAACTAAGTTGCTGCACGTAGAAAATATACGAACTCTAGGTTCTTCTGTACGAGGATCGTCAGCGAGTCTACTATGCACTTCCATTTTACCTTGCATCCTATTTCTATCAGCAGGAGTCCATCTAACTCCTGTCCTCATCATTGTTTCTGCTATAGAAGGTCCAAAGCCTGTTTTGTTCCAACAGGAAGAATCTAGGACAGTGTAATGAGGTGTAGGATCTAATTGTTCTACTTCTAGTATTTTATCAGCTAATTGCTCTCCAGTCAAGTGTTTTACGTAAAGTTCTCTATAAACCCAGATATTATTATCCCAATCTATAGCACCCCATAAAACACAAGATGGACTAGCGTATCCATAATCAGCTGCACGTATTCTGGGCCAGTTAGTCGGCATATCAAAAGGCTCGACTACATGCTTAGTACGTGAAAACTCTGGGAAGGCGGCTCCCTCTGCCACATCCCAATCCCCTTCTAGAAGTCTCTTTCGTTCAACTTCTGGGAGCGATCTCAACATTGCTTCATATTGACCATCAGCCATGAGATAGGGATTATCGGTCAACCGTGCAGGAATAAACTTACGAAAGAACAACGGTTGCCTTGCTTTTTCATGCCCATCGGGCCATAGTAAAGGTGTTCCTGTATCTATGTCACACGCTGGGAAAGCCGTAAAGGGTTCAGAAGGTTCTATGTACATCTTCTTGACCCACCATCCACCAACGCCACCGGGGTTGGCAGTACATCTCATATATAAATTGTCTTGTAGCTCTTTATCTGTCGATCTTAATCTAGAACGGAGATAATCCCACACATACGATGTAGGATACTGTGTTATTTCATCTATACCTATCCAATTAAAAGACTGACCTTGAAATCTTGTTACGTCTTTGTCTTTATCTAGGTATGTAAACCATATTGTTGCTCCTGATGGGAACACCCAAGTTGATTTTGACTCCCTAAATTTTGCACCGGGAAATGCTTTTGTATATAATTGTCTTGACTTATCTATAAGTTCTGTTAATTCGTCTAATGTTCTTCTTAGGAGAAGACCTCTATGATTAGGATTATGGCAATACCGAAGAGGATCAGCAAGTAAGCTAAAGCTCTTCCCACCTCCTGCTGCACCCCCATATAATACATCACGTTCTGGAGACGATAAAAAGTCTTCTTGAGGACCTGCGTTAGGCTTAAAAACAATTTCGCGACCATCAACAAGTTTTTGTACAGAATTAGGTAGATTTTGTAAATCACCCTCATCAACTGTAGCTGAATCGTTGCCTTGTAAAGCTTTTTCAATTTTAATTGCACTATTCTTAATAGTTTCTGCATATTTTCTCCTATTTCCTGCTTTTATGGCTAGTTTATTAGCTTTTTTGTTAGCTTCACGTAGTCTTTTTTGTGTTTCTCTACGTGCTTTTTGAAATACGGATAGATTATAATTCGCTTTAGGTGCGTTAGGATCTTTTTTTGGTCTTCCTGCCATGCATTTTACGTTGTTTGTCGTTTAGGGGGCAGTAAAACTACCCCATGAATTGCCTGTACATTATGATTCATAGTCTCCTGACGACCTAAACCAACTCTATTGAGTAGAGTTTCTGCAGCTTTTAAGCGTAGTTCGTCTCCCCTCTCTGGTGTAGGGTTGTCTATTGTCCTGATTACCTGATTTGCAGCCTTCAATGCTCCCATAGATAGTAGAGATTTGGTCTTTTCTACAATTTCTTCTGCTAATGATACCTTGAGCCATCCTACAGATCCTTGAGAGTATCCTGCCTGTAATGCAGCATCAGTTATGTTGCCACCATTTTTAAACAAGTGGTCTAAAAAAGACTCTTGTTGAGGTGTCAATTCTCTTTTACTCTGTCTATTTGGTAATAAATTTAATGACATACTATTATAATAGGAATCGACACCCATTTAGTCAATAAAAAAAAATTTATAGCCATTGACAAATGAGAAATTTACTATCATACTAAGGTATCACCTGCCGGGGTATACATACATGTATACCTTACGACACTGCTGGGAGAACCATTCGTGTTCTACCCCCATTTTTCATACAAAAAACTATAAAATATAAAATTACGGTTGACATTGCTAGCAAAGTACCAGTACCCCCGGTGACCCTACCGACCCATCGTGGTCGAAAATTTATATAA